AGCGAATACCAGTACAGATGGTAATCATAGCCATTCACTGTCCGGCACAGCAGCATCTGCAGGTGCACACGCGCATACTGTCGGTATTGGTGCTCATACGCACTCCGTTGCGATTGGTTCACATGGACACACCATCACCGTTAACGCAACTGGTAACACAGAAAACACTGTCAAGAACGTTGCATTCAACTATATTGTGAGGGCTGCTTAATGTCTTTTGAAATAAGTAATGAAGACCAGACTGTAACTGTGTACGACTACTCCAGCGATACTGGCGAATATGTGGGAACCCGTGAAGCGTATGTAGTAGCCAACACAGGTCTTCCAGCATGTTGCACCGACATGGAGCCTCCAGTGGCTCCAGAAAATCACGTGGCAATATTTAGACCAGAAAGTCAAGTATGGATCCTACTTGAAGACCACAGAGGGAAAGTTGTATATGATAAAGATACTGGACTTCCTTTAGTAATAACCACAATTGGTTCACTTCCGGATAATGTAACTTATATCGCTCCCGATGGTGAACACATGAAGTGGAACGGTAATATGTGGGTAAACGATCCGGACGCACAACATGCTAAGTCGGTTGCAGATGCAACACAACACAAAACAGATCTTCTTAATTTAGCAGATTATAAAATCAGTATTTTACAAGACGCTGTGACTTATAATCTAGCTACTGAAGAAGAAAGTTCAATGCTGGATTCCTGGAGAAAGTTTCGCGTACTTGTTAACCGTATAAACGAAAATGATCCACAGAATATTATCTGGCCTGAGTCTCCAGAATAAGCGCAGGCAACGTACGGCATTTTAGGGCATTTTATTGTGGGCCAGTACAAATGTATTGGCCCACTTTTTATTAAGCGGCGTATGCGAGTTTTTCCAGCAATTTTTCCGCTTTAGCTATGTATACTTCGTGGTTGAGATCTGGCGGTAACTGGTCAGTGAGTTCCATCATTGGTTTACCCCCTGCTGTCTTACCGACACGACCCCCACTCTTGACTATCAGTATTTCAGGTACTTCTTCTTTTGTATAGTACCAGCGAACAACCTTACCTAATGGCTCACTATTCCACGCAGCTCCACCATTAGCTGTCTTGATACAAACAAACTTACGAATATCCCGACACTCTGTGATAGTTTTGGCAATTGGTGTACCGTCACGAAGCAGATTAACAACTGCATCCATAATGATCTCACCTTCTGCGTTCTTAGCAAGGCCTGTCTCTGCGAACCAACCTTTACGCTTGGCTTTACCATCCGCCTTAATTGCGACGTAGTTGTTGACGTTTGCAGAGTTAAGACGCAGGTACTGGTTCAGCTCCATTTCAAAGCCAGTTGTCTCTTCCCACCACTTAATGATATCAGTCATTAATTGCTTCTTAGCTTTGCAAGGTTTAATAACGATACCATCTGTGTTAGCACTAACGACCTGGATACCATTAAGCTCAAGAGTCTCAATAAGCATAAGTAGAGCTAACTGACCTGTGAGCGTAGTCTGAATAATAAGGTGCGGTGCATACAGAATAGAGAACGGTGAACCGAACTTACCATAGGAACCGTTGATAACGATCTTAAGAGTTTGTGCGGTTTTATCGTCATGAGCCATCTTAGCTGCAATACGTCGTTCTACGATCTTAACGAAGATATCGATAAATCGCGGGCCCAGGTGTTCAGGATACAGTTGTTGGTTAATGATACAGATTGGATAGTACGATGTTACGTCAGCATCCCACATCTCTTCATCTTCAGATGGTACAATCTCCATTAACTCTTCGCACGAGTGCAGACCACCGATACCCATGTTGTAAGTTGTCTGGTTGATTGTAAACTTCAAAGAGTTCATTGTAGATGGTTGCTTAATTTTACCATCTTCTGCAACTCTGAAGTAACTGTCGAGCACCACCTGAAATACAGACTTCATTAGTGGCGTTTGGAAACCTAACCACACTGGAGGATTGTACCTAAAGGTTCTACCGACTTCCACCATCCCTTTCTGTGGTACGAAGCCCAGCATTTCCTTCATCTCATGACGGATTACAGCTTCTGCAATCTGTGCATCGGATTTAGAGCGAAGATCTACTTTATACTCTTCACTCATAATCTCACGTAGATGGATTTGCTCTTCCAGTGAGTTAAACAGAGCCATTGTTGTATCAAGGTCGTTAATACAGTAGAAGCGCACAATAGCAATCTGTTCTATGGACAGCGCCCAATGCGGTGGGAACGGTAAGTCCTGGAGCTTCTGCATGTGCATACGGCCACCGTACAGCTTCAGTGAACCGAAGCCAGGAGCTACCTCTTGAACGTCAATGTGGTCAATCCAAAACTGCTTCACACCAAAGCTGTTAAGAATATCCCACGGAGCCCACTCTTCCTGGATCATCCTGTCACTTGCTTCTTTCAACTTGTCAACAGTTAGACCAGCAATGGCAAGGAATGACATCGTATTATCGTAGTTTCTTGAGTTGAAACCAACGGTACGAAAGTTCTTCATTATCCATTCATACTTTTCCGTGTCAAGTGTCTGACCGGCAGTCATTTCTAGATAATAAACCTTACCGAACTTAACCCCTTTGAACGCTACAAGAAAATAGTTCTTATAGCATTCGATATCGTATACGAACGTTTCTTGTGCAAAATACATCTCCACTAACTCACCGTCTGTCATACGCGGATCGTTAGCTGCAAAACGCATTGCTGCATCAAGACCTGGAAGGTAGTCTGGGCGCTCCCATACCCTTTCAACTGGTTGACGTTTTACTTTCTGTTTCTTCTCTTTCTTAGTGGGAGGTAAATCCTCCCAAAAGAAACCAATAGCATCTTTTCTCATAGACGAAATCCTACAATTACCCCACGTAGATTTTCACCATAAAAAATAATAGGAGTTGAAAGACCCCTTTCGTCCTTTTCATTGAAACGAGAAGCATCCCAATCCGTTGCAAGTCCTTTCAACTGCATAATAAGATCTATATTATACACGCCAATCGACTTAGATTCCCGGAACATTGCACTAGCGCCGTCCAGCTCGTTGTAATGGGTACGCACAACACCATTTTCCATGTAAATACGCCCATCACGTTCACAGAACGGTTTTATCTTTTCTAAGCAGTTAAAAAGCTCAGTATCAAGCGTATAGACGTCAGACCCCTTTTCTGTACGCTCAATTATCTTGTCAATGTTGGGCCACTTTAATTCCAGCAATTGGGTACGCAACCAGCAACCGTCTTCGTAGTGAAATGTCATACTGGTATCTGTACATTGAATTCTTACTGGTGGCTTTTTAATGCGCAATAATTCTTTGATGGCCATACGTGGTACAACACAATCGACAGGGAACACAGCACCGAACCAATATTGTATAATACTAGCGTTGTTGGTCGCGTACATGCTGCCCTGTTTTACCAGCACGCCGCAAGACCACGGGCGGGAAGCATCGTCGCTTATAAACGGCGTTACGCGGCTTAAACCGTTGAGAAAAAGCTGACCGTCTATTTCGTGAATTGTTCCTTCTGGCTCTACGTGTGCAGTTGGTTTCTGAAGAGTATCTACACTAACCTTAAAGCCACCAGACTTAATGCTCAACTTACCGTTTGCTAACATCGTCATCTGTACAGCTTCGTCACATGCTGCAATAGCCTTGAGCATCGGTTCAGCTTTCGGTGTACAGTCAATGTTCAGTGGTACTGGACTACATAATGAAATAGTTCCGTTGAACCCGCGCACAGTACCGTCGACAATACGGAAGTGAGTTAAACCTTCCTGGAGTTCTTTCTTAGCTACAGAACCCTGAACAAACTTTAAAGCATCAAGTAAATCCATAAGTAACCTTACTCGTCAAATAAATCCTGGAGACGTTCGTTGAACTTCCCATTGTGGTTAGCAAGAATCATAGCGTTGACCACACCATACGCCCACAAATTGTATGCAGCGCGTGATTCATATATCGTTGAAAGTCGCTCGTATGTGAAACCTGACTCCTCTAAGTAGCGTAGAACGTTATTCTGTTCTATTTCTGAAAGGTTACAAATATGCTGCCCTTGATAGTGACGTGACGGAGACTTTTCTGATACCTGCATTGGCCCCCATTTAGGCGTTTCAATAGCACCGAACGCTGCAGATTGGATCCAGGAGGATGAGTCACAAGAGTACCACGGGTAACGCTCCATAAGTGGACGGGACGTAATACCAAATCCGTGAACTTTAATCTTCGCGCGCCCACTACCGTCCACAAGGTGTTTATCCCATACCCTGTCCAACCATACCTGGAGTTGTTGTGTACTCGCTCCAACAAGACCACCAAGAGTGATGTATTCATAATTTCGCACATAATGGTCCAGGTATTCAAAAGGTTCACCCGCGTGGAAGCATGGTAAAGGTCTTACACCCCTGGCTTCCATCTCTTCCTGGTTGCGCCACGTTTGAAGTGGATCTCCGATACCATCGAGTACAGAAGCCATAAGTGAACCATCCTCTACACGAATGATATCTATGTTTCGTTGGATATAATCGCAGTATTCTTTAACTGATAACGTAACTCCCAAAGTGTAAGCTGAGAACGCTCCGGAGTCGAGGAATATCTTGGCCCCATCGGCACGCATGGCATCAACATATGATTGCTTTCCAACGTAGTGCCAGGATTCAAGAATGTTTGGAATATTTTCGACAACACGTTTTTCTTGTTCGTTGAGTTTAACATAGCGGTTCATTCCCGGTTTATAGCTGTTCGTATACACGGCAGCCATATAAATCTGAAAGGTATAGTTGATGTCTTCTCTGTGCATTGTTCACCTAACAAATAAGCGCCCGTAGGCGCTTATTATATTAAAGATAATGTATGATTCGCAAATCAGTTACTTTTTACACGCTTCAAGAAATTCCCGGCGCCATGTGTCACCCGTCACATCAGGTAATGCACCATCGCCCAATGCAGTACGCCCACGGAATGCTTTAGTAATGGTTGAGCTTCCGCACACTTGCTTGACACCGCGCGACTCCATGCACATATGTTTTGCATCGATGTAAACACATACAGCTTTCGGGTCTAAGTGTTCTACGATAGCATCCGCAATCTGGTTAGTCAGACGCTCCTGAACTTGCAAACGACGGCTAAAAGCATCAACCACGCGAGACAGTTTACTAAGACCCACGATGCGACCGTTAGGAACATACCCCACGACAGCGTGACCGATAATAGGGGCCATGTGATGTTCACAGTGACTGTAAACAGGAATATCACGAACAATAACCATTTCATCACAGTTTTCCCCACCATCTTCAAAAGTCTTGAACAGGGATGCAATATCCACATTGTAACCGCTGAACCATGTTTCAAATGCTTTAGCGACGCGCGATGGAGTTTCAACCAAGCCTTCACGCAGGTCATCCCCACCTTCAATCAACTTTAAAATCTTTTCAATGCTGTGCGAAATTTCTGCTCGGTTTGTCATCTTTGTAAATTCGTTCATGGTTTACAGTTTCCTTGTGTGGTCAATCATTTGCAATAGTTAACATGGCATTTGGACGTTTCTTCAATGGTGCATTCTACCAGTTCAACACCATACTGGTCAAGTAATTGAGGGCCAATCACGTCAACCATATATGCAGCTAAGTTTTCCGCAGTTGGGTTGAACGGTAGAGCTACCAATGAATTAACGAAAGGATCATAATCTTCATCCTTTACTAGATTATTTTCACGTGCGAACTCAGTTGATGCAACAACAATAAGCGAATTAATTACGCTGTCATGTTCCCAATGCAGGAACTTATGATCCCAATTATCTTCCAACCACTGACACAGCGTAGTTTTAACCACACTAAAGTCGATCACGCGCCCAACGTTGTCCAGTCCGTCCTCAACCAGCTTTCCTCGTGTTACTACTTTTCCGCATCCATGTTTCGGTGCAACCTTAAAGTGAAACTTATAGTTGTGACCGTGAAGGTGACGACACTTACTTTCATGCCCTACAACACGATGACCAGCGCAAATCTCATGTGAACGAATAACAGTGTAACCCATTTTATTCTCCTAACTTTGCTTTAACTGCTGCTTCAATCTCTGCGAGTGCTCTAAGTTCATGAGCATAATAACTTATATCATCCGGTTCTGTTGACTCTTCATGCAGTTTTTCTAACGCATCTCGCCATACGGATATGTGACTTTTAATCATGTCTTCAAGTGATTTATGCCCTTTGTAAATTTCTTTATTCACTTTCAACTGAGGATTGAAGTCCAAAATAGCTTCTTCAACGGCTTCGATTAAATCATAAGCCTGTTGAGGAATTGGATTACCGAAACACTTGTGGGCTATACCCATCCTTGCCAAGCTGCTCAATTTATTCATTTACGCCTCGCTTTCGTATTTAATAACTTCTTGTGCGTTATTAATATTAAACGCAGTCCGACGCATCATGCAAGGGCCGCAAGTACCACAATGCAAATCCCCGTTACGGTAACAGCTCCAGGTGTGCTCAAGCGGGGCCCCTAAACGTAGGCCTGTAGCGACAATTTCGTGCTTCATTAAGTTACCTACTGGCATGAGCACTTCAACGCGCTTACCGTCGCCTACAGCGAATGGTAGCACCTGATTAAAGCGGTTAATAAACTCGGGCTCGTTGTCCGGATAAGCTCCAGCTTCTTCTAAGTTATTACCAAGAACAATATAATCGAAACCGTTAGCTTCTGCGTATGCAGTAGCAACAGAAAGCATCACAAGGTTACGAGCTGGAACCCATTCGTGGGCAAACTCAGCGCCTTCTTCGCCGCCCGCAATTGTAGCATCTTGATCAAACAACGGGCTGTCTTTCTTATCGTAGATTGGGATTGGGAACTCAACTAATGGAACTTCCATCACTTCCGCAATCTTACGAATAGCCTTTAACTCATTAGTTTCTGCACGACAACCATACTGGAAGTTAATGAGAGTGACATCTAAACCATTGGACTTGCACATCTGAGCTGCTACCGTGCTGTCCATACCACCACTGGCGACAACTAACGCACGTTGAGTCTGCTTATTTGGAATAAGATCAACTTCATTTTGTACATCTGTAGCTGTAACCACACTACATGAGTAAGGCTTCAGCATCTTCTTAATAGCGCGGGTCGGTAACATATCTTCCTGGCTGGCAAAATACATACCAGTATCAGTCTGGCCAATCCAAATCGGACGATAGTTACATGCTGCAAACACGCATCCAGGGAATGAATCATGTGTCGCAAGAATTGCGTAACTCCCTTTCAATTTACGAATAACTTCGTGAAACACACTATACAGGTAGTTAAAGTCAGTTAAACATGTTGCATCATTTGAAAGTGTACATTCTGCTAACTGTTCAACAATTGCAGCACTATCGATCTTAGTTTGTAGTGCATAGGTGCGAAGGTCTTTATCGTTCGCAATAGTGCCGTTATGAACGATAGTCCAACCATCGAGGTGATACGGTTGCTGGTCCCACTCGCTCTTGTCAACGACCCATTCTGTAGTCGGTTCAGCACGAGCGTTACCAATCATTGTGAAGCTGCCAATAGCTCCAGCGTGAGATGTAATGCGCCCGACTTTAACAAGACGTTCCAGCGATGTTTGCTTACCGACACTGACGATACGCTGCGGGTGCATACTGTGGTCACCATGCGTAAAGCGTACACCAAGACCATCACGACCACGGTTGATACTAGCCTTAATGAGATCGTTGATATCGTTACGAATGATAAGACTTTCAGGTTGACCGTTAGTAATAACACCAAAGATAGAGCACATATTATTTACCTTCTTTAACCATTTCAATTTCACGCTCAACGGATGCAATAATGTCGTTGAGGTCTTCCAGCAAGTCTTTATGACCTCGCTCACCAGCACACAGCACTTTCTTCAGTGCATGTTGCATGGGCCCGCTGGTTACATTGAATGCTTTAATTACGTCGTACACGTCAACCCATACATCAATTTCAATCGGGCTACCGTTAATATCATGCGATTCAAAAGTTTTAATTTTGCGCATATATTTATTCGGACGTGGAGCTTTAATCTCCTGGATATGATCTTTCTTAATTAACGCTTCATTAATGAATACTTCTGGCTCACCTTCTTTGTTACGATCAACTTTAAAGGCGCTCGTAAGTACATCCTCCATCATACCAGCTAGTTTCTGAGTAGATGTCGTGTACTTCTTGGCATCCGCTTCCGCTTCTTCTTCTGGTTTTTGGATTCTACTAACAGAAGTATTGATACGCCATTTGTAAAGTGCATTACGTGGTGGTGTCACATGCGTGTTATAAACGGTTTTTAAATTCATAAGATCATGTACGTCCATACCTTCAACAAAAACAGTGACTGTAGGACTCATGTCATTCAATACATCCACTGCATATCCAGCTCGAATTACAAATCCAAGAGCCGAGTGAGATGCAAACTGTGAAGGTGTATCTACATAATGTTTTACAAACCCGTCTTCATCGAACAGGCACTTATTCAATACATCTTCTGGAACAATCTCACCAAGTAATTGGACATATTTGATCATAATAATTTACCTTATTAGTTGAACACATTGTATCTTTTAGCACGCTGACCATGCGCGCGTTTTCAAATATGTATAACTTTATTCTACACCTAAATACTTATGAACCTGCAATTGCACGATATAATTATGCTTCATTGCGTATTTAACGACAGCTTGAGCGTTTGCTTTATTAGCATCGTCGTCCTGTTCATCCATAGGCTGAAGATAAATATTACCTTTAAAGTGTACAGGTGGACGTGCGATAAATGGTGTTGCACGGTGATCCAGTGCCTGCAACGGTAATCCATCTTCCTCGTTGACGTTTCCACTTTTCATTACATATTTGAAAGCATTTGCTCGAGCGGAAACGCTAGGGTGAATCTTTGCTGCCTTAGGACTACATACTACCACACAACTATAGTTGAGTTCACGCGGGATAGGCATAGTCCCGTTAGTTTCAACCTGTACACGGTATCCTTTCATATCAATAAGGTAGTTGATAAAATTAACAACTTCAGGTTGACGGAAAGGTTCTCCACCAGTAATGACAACTAACTTAGTCTTAGCTTCACCAGTGACACAAACAATTTCTTTCCAAATATCACTGTGACTCATTTTCTTACGATTGGACGTATAGTTTGTATCGCAACCCGGGCATTGCAGGTTACAACCGGCTAATCGAACGAATACGGCAGGTTGACCACAAAATGGGCCTTCGCCTTGAATGGTATGAAAAATGGAATGTACGTCAAGAATACCACGTTCACGAACTAACTTCTCAGGTTCCTGAGTATTAATAATTTTCATATGATTTCCAAATTTGGCTTGAGCCCAGTGGTGGGCGATAATGGCTTGTGCAAACATTTGAACCTCGGGGTAAGATAACAAAGGGGCAGTAAATGCCCCTTCTGAGTTTCCGAAGTGTCTACAGATTACTCTGCAGATTTCTGAGACGGAATTTCTACGTTAGCGGCCGCCTGTGCAATATTAGCAGGTACTGGAACTGATACGCGACCAGTAATACCCATGTATTTCTTCCAGCGAGCGTATTCTGCTTTGACGTTCGCTTCGTTCAGGCCTTTGTCCAGTGCAACCGGCAGAACGTAGCTGATCGGTGCAGTCTGGCCCAGCTCCAGGGTAACAGCATCAAAGATGTCCCATGCAGCACGGCACAGAGTACCAACACCAGGCTTACGAATACCGTTCTGTTCCGGCTCTTTCTTAGCTTCGCGTTCTGCTGCTTTACGAGCGCGCTCTTCGTCTTGCAGACGTTTCTTCTCAGCGCGTTCAGCGTCACGTTTCGCTTTTTCAGCGGCTTTAGTGGCTTCGCGGGCAGCGGATACACGGCCTTTAACATCTTTCAGAGTGGCTTCAACACCGGAAACCAGATCTTCAGATGCTGCAACGGCAGTTTTCAGTTGATCGTTGTCTTTAACTTTACGTGCTGCTGCTTTAACAGCTTTCAGACCTTCTTTAGCGGTCTTCAGTTGAGCGGTAACTACGCCTTCAACTGCTTTAACTTCGTCCAGCAACGAACCTTCGTGCAGAGTGTCAAACTGTTCTTTAACAGCGGACACAACACCTTCGATCACATTGTAACCGGCAGTGGCTTCGTTCATTGCGGCATCAACTTTAGCCTGCAATTCACGTGCTGCTTTTTCTTCAGCTTCACGTTTTTTCTTTGCTTCAGCTTCTTTTGCTGCTTTCTTTGCTGCTTCTTCTGCTTCCAGTTGCTCTGGAGTTTTCTCTTTAGCCATGATTTAAATCCTCACAGTGTGGTTATTGGTTGTGAACTACGTTCTAAGTGGTTGCACTATAACCCCTCTAAAAGAACTATGCAATATTTTAGTTAATTAATTTAAGCCACGTTCTTTTACCCAGACCCCTAATGTATTACTTGATGTATTACGCTTCACACCTTGTGCCTCTAAACGATCCATCATTTGTTTTCTAAGCTGAAGGATTTCCTTCTTGTCACGAGGTTCACCAGCTTCTTTCCACATTTCGTCAGCAATAGCGAAAATAATATCGCGAGTGCCGGCTGTACGCGACGTTGCGGCACGTTTTTCGGTTGCCGGTGTGCTAGTACCTTGCCGCTCTTTTGTCGGTGTCCATGCCCGTTGTATGCCCATGTTTGTTTGTACGGTTGGGCCGTCAATGATGGTGGATTCCAATGAACTATCATTCCGTACTTGAATATTAGGCTCCTCCCCCAAATCTGGAACAGAGCTGCCTTCGCGGTACATGCACTCACCCTCTTTATTACTAGCAATTGCCCAGTCCGCTTGTTCAGCCACATCCGCATCTATTACTGTCTCCGGTATCTCATTTAAAAAATAATGAATGATCTTACTGATCATTTTCTTTGGATATAAAGCACCTTGCTTGTTACCCGTTAAGTTGATGTACAAAAGCTGCATTTGCACATCATCAAACTCTTTATACAGTTCTTCAACTTCCAACGGAAGAACTACAGAGCTTTCGCTACAACACAGAATTCCATACTCATGAAGACGTTGGAAGTTTGGATGTTTGGCTAATATCTGCATCCGATCATAATCAACTAAGATGTACATTTAATCCTTCCACCATTCTGGTCCGCAATACATTCCTTGCAGTTCTTCACGTTTATATTTTTCGAACTCGTCTTCAATATTGATTACTTGACTTTCGTGAAAAACTGCAACACCATGAATAAACCGTTTAGCTCTTTCACCTTTAATTACACCATAGCCTAACTCTTCCCACTCTTTAAAAGTCTTCCATTCACCTTCTTCTGGTAAATGGTCGTTACTCCTAAAAGTCATTTTTGCCATATAAGCCTCAAAATGGAATGTCGTCATCAAAATCTGGTGGTAGCTCTTTACCGTTACCAGTAAGAATAGGTTGATTAGACGTAGAATGCAACACTGTCGTACGAGAATCAGTCTGCTCATCTTCATCAAACTTATTCGTATAACTTCCACCAAACTGGGACAAGCCATTCATTGCTGCGATTTGTACAACCGGACGTTCATTAGTTGCTTCTTTCTTACCAAACTCACTACCGTCATAACAACTATTCAACACTTCAGGGAACTTACCCTTCAAGTTGACATAGATGTGCGTCGGTACACGGAGTTGGCTAACCACATTGAGGGCTTCGTCAATGTTGGCTGGGATTGCCAAGCTGCAATGCTCGCGCCACCAGTTACGCGCTTTCTTGCCTGCAAAGCCAGTATGGAACAGACAAATATATTGTTGAATAGTTTGTGAGCCACAAAGATAATCGACACGAAGTGTTGGTGGCTTAGAACGGTCACCCCTGTTCTCATGACGATAGTAACTCACCATATCAACTTTCAATACCTCAGTGACTGGTAAATCATTTTTGATAATAGCTTTCGTACTAGCACTCGCCATCAGTTTCTTCTCAAAAGTAAACTCATGACCGCAATAACCAGCACGACACGCTTTATTATTTGTAATGGTATATCCTAATCCTTGAAGATAGAGTATTTCTTCATGGGACATACTGCTTGTATCGAATGGTTTTAACCCACCACAATAGCGAACCGACGCATGGTTCCAGGTTTTACATACCGGGCATTCTTTAACAGGTGCAGCGGACTTTCCTTTCTGCCCGGGACGCTTAGGAATTACAGGGTCGTTAATAGGTCCAAGACGTCTTGTATTACCTGCATAGTCTAGTACAAGACAGTTCTGTTTATGTGAAGCGGAGATAGCTTGCAAACGACCTTCCGTTGTGGTCAAATCAAAACCATCAGCATAATCAGGTCGAGTACCACGTCCAAGCATCTGAACCCATAAGCGGGAAGATTGGGACGGGCGCATACCAATTATCAAGTCAAGACCAGGATGGTCAAAGCCTGTCGTCAATACGTTGTTGTTCGCTATTGCCTGCAAACGACCAGCTTTAAAGTCAATGAGGTACTGGTCACGCAAGGCTTTCGGTGTATCACCAGTTACAACTTCACAACTAATACCGCGTTCATTGAGATAGTCTTTTACATCTTTTGCATGGTCTACACCAGCACAAAAGATAAGCCAACTCATTCTGCCCTCTTCTTCCGCAATACTAATCGCATCATCTAACAAGTGGCGTGTTACATCAGGGTCGTTTACAACCTTTTGAAGTTCACTTTCAATGAACTCACCGCCTCGAGTATGGACACCACTTACATCATACTCTTTCTTTGTTTTACGTGGTACTAACGGAACCAGATAACCTTCATCAATAAACCAGTTGAAGCACTCTACGGTACACGCGTTAAATACGATTTCATCAAATAGTGCGTTAGGCGCATAGTCGTCTTTGATAATAGAACCAAAACCAAGACGCCAGCTTGTAGCAGTAAGACCGATGATCTTTAGATATGGATTCTTTTCACGGATATGTGCAAAGAACTTCTGATAACTTGTTTGCTGGTTTGGACTAATAAGGTCACATTCGTCCACTATAATAATATCAACGTCTTCAAAGTATTTAGCTTGTTTTGCAACAGACTGAATACCTGCGAACGTTATCATTGCGTTCTTATCCTTTCGACCCATACCAGCACTATAAATACCAGTCGGTGCTTCAGGCCATAACTTCTTGAACTTATCGTGGTTCTGGTCTATCAATTCTTTTACGTGAGTAATTACCATCATGCGGGTACTACCCCAATTATCATGAATTGTCTTTAATAGACCAGCAATTACAAGGGACTTACCAGTCCCTGTAGGCAACAAGATAACAGGATTTCCTGACTTTTCACCATGTTTGATGAAATAGCGCAATGTACTATTTACAGCTTCTTGCTGATAATCACGTAGTTTGAACATTTACTCACCGTAATAATCTGCTGCTTCGTATTGACCACATGCTGCCATCTGATCTTCCTTCGTTAACACACCTTCGGTTCCATCGGTGATGTATGCAGTAGCGGAAGCTACTTTAATTGCACATCTCCAGGTTCCATCTTCAAGCGGGTATGAGTGCTTACATGTACGGCAGTTAACTTCAGGCATTTTGTTATTATGGCACACCGCCTTGTGGTCACACCATTTGCATTTATAGTAAGATTTACTTTCATTGAGTTTAGGCGGTGGGCATTCTGCCAATGCAATTACAAATCCACGGTCCTTGTAACGTTCTGCAGTCTCACTGTCAAATGGTACAAGCTCTGCCCAAATCTCATCTGTGTTCTTGTTAACTGCAATATAAAGAGCGGCTGGAAGTCCATAATACAACATGTATTCCTGCATCTGGACATAGTGCTCCCACTTGGATTCCTTCACACCATTAACGACAAGTTTTTTGAACGAATCGTTATTGTGCGTTTTCATTTCCGTCAAGATTGGTGTAGAAGGTTGAGGCATGTCGGGACAACCAATGACAATACCATCTATTGCAGAGCCAAAGTGCCCGTTGAGATAGCTGACTCGATACTGGCTGCCATTTTCGTCTTGTTGGATGACTTGCATACCGGCGGTAAGTAGTAAGGCCACGAAGCGACCTTCTTCAAGATGCCCGCGATTGAATAGACGTAAGGTTTTACCGTTAAAGTGTGGTTTAGTTGCCCATCTCCATCCGTAGAAGATTGCTCTACTACATTCTTGCCCGATAAGACTAATCCCAAGATGCGAACGGAATCCGCCATCCCCCTCTCGATATGCGTCTTCAATATGCGGTAATACTTTTCCGAGCCATACTCTGTAAGCGGATCCTTGATCTCGTTCAATACAGTCATTGAATAACTCCATTGTCTTAGTAGCAGGATAAAAATGTGGCATATCATAATCCTATATAGAAAAATAAAGCTCCCGGAGGAGCTTTATTATAACATGATTTTTAATTAATGTGCAGCGTCATCGCCTTCAGTGGAACGTTTCCACGGTGGAGTCTTGGTCTGAGCTGCTTTAGCGATATCATCCTGGACTTCAGGTTCTGCATGGTTAGCAGTACCAGTATTCTGAGCTTGAGTTTGTGGTTGCTCTGCTCCAGGCTGTACCTGCTGAGTTGCCCAGTTAGGTTGCTGCTGAGTCTGCTGCTGCGCACCATTAGCCCACGGTTGAGATTGTGCCGCACTGTTAAAATCAACTGTTCCAGACTGCTGCGGTTGCTGCTGTTGCTGTACCGGCTGCTGCGGCTGTTGTTGCTGTACTTGCTGCTGGAACCCCTGAGTCTGAGGTTGCTGCTGCTGTTGCTGCGGCTGCTGCCCAAATGCACCAGGGAAACCCTGCTGCGGTTGCTGCTGCTGTGGCTGCTGAGTACCACCGAACGCACCGCCACCAAATGCTGGAGACTGTGCTGCCGCTGCCGGAGTTGATTTAGGCAGGTTAGCCATGTCCGCCTTAGTTGCGTATACAACACCTTCCATATTATCAATTGCTTGATAAATCTGAGGTTCGTTGTTTGGCTCATAGCCAGGTTGCTGACGAACTTTCACTTTCAGGTTGAACGGAATACCGTGCAGTTGTTCGGTATCGTTCCAAACTGGAACTTTAACAGCACGGGACAGCTCTGCCAGTTCTTCCATTGCAATCTGTACAGCGACAGGGTTCGCGTTCTTGACGTTGTAACCGCCAAACATTACACGACCAGCAAAATCACCCTGCATAATCTTAAACTGAAGATTCAGACGCGCACCGCCTGGAGTTTTAGTCGGTTTGATTTCAGAGTTTACAATCTGAACAACATACCAACCAGCGGGCATCAAGCTATTGTGTTGACGCTCTGCGTGTTGTCCAGCGTTAAATTGCATTCCTAAACCGGCCATTATTGTACCCCTTTGATTTTGTTAATGATTGCACCAAGATGTGGATATTCCATCTGTTCTAACGAACCAGAACGATCTTTACATACATTTGACAGATCTGGTCTGGTCAGCAGATAACGAAAATCTGCTTGAGTATTTTGGTCTTTACCAACACTAATTTTGAACACTTCGTCAAAAAAGTATGGTAATTCTGGACCTAATTTTGCACCAGGCATAGAAGGACCGTAAGACGTAATACCTGTCAACTCGTCCTTGTTACGGGACATTTTAGCTGCCATGTACACGTTAAGTCCAGGGATATCTCGAAAAGCACGAACTAAAGTTTGCATCTTCTCAATAAGATCCCCATAAGCCTGACGCGGATCTTTCACAGTACGCTTCGCATTGTTAAGGCACTTTTCAGCAATCTCAGTAAGTGAATCCAGCGCAAGAGACTGAAAGCGCGGTAAACCATCTTCACCTACAGGATTGTTTGCAGGGTTAGTCGCCCAAACATAAGCCTGCTCTACATCCTGGATATTTTCAACCGTGATGGTTGGAATATCGTAGCAGATATCTGGTCTGTTTTCACCAAATACACGAGCAATGTTATTCGGTGTTAAAGATAAAAGCCCAGACTCCGCAGAAATCAGCAACGGTCTTGGAAGAGTTGCTGTAAGCATGGTCTTACCCATACCGGATTCACCATACACAAGCATCTTGACACCAGTGTCCAGAACTGCTTGAGCGGTAGTTGTAAATTGCATAAGTTACCTCTTGTGTGGTTACGGCTGCAATACTAGGACCCAATTACCCTGAATGCAAACGTGATTATTCACTAATATCCGTTGGATCACGGAAACTTTGATGCGTAGGAATACGCAATTTGTCCTTCATACCGTGAGCAAAGAATTTCCATTTAGAAATTTTCCCAATAAATTCATCAGGATGCTCAAAGTAATATTTACGTTCTTCGTGCGTAAGACGACCAGCACCTACACGCATCTCTTGCCCGACTTCAATAAGATCTTCGAGTCCTTCTGGTACTGTAAGCACACGTACATCAAATGAGCCAACCATACCATTTGGAATCATATTTTCCTGATGGGATGAACGGAACGTCTGTCCTAATTCGTTAATCTGAGCCTCATTTGCATTGGTGCAACCTTCGATGATACGAATGATCTCACCCTCACCATCAGTGAAACGTTTAATGCGGAGATAACCGCCTTCACGCTGCGTACTACGACCCCATTTATATTTCGCTTCAAGGTCACGAATGATTACACCTTCGTACCCCATATCAAGCCAAATATTTTCCCACTCCAGGAGTTCTTGTTCGTTGTTGACCACATACAACGGCACAACCTTCACGTCCATCAACTCGCCGTTAGCATGGCATTCGTCCACATACTTCTTAAGCATGTCGTACCGCTCTTTGTACGGCAGATGTGCAACGCTTGGTTCGCACAAATCAAATACATGCCACGTCCAAACGTATTCACCTTCAATTTTAGATGTTGCACTACTTGTCTTACGACATAAGTCAAAGTCCGTTTCTTCTCCAACGGCAAGCTCACCGTCCATACCATCGTAAATGGAAGATCCAAATACCTTTGCGACCTGCTTATTTGCAAAAGATTTAAGACTTCGTCCAACAAGCTCCCCAAACGGTTTCATCCCACGAACTCCGTCAATTTTAGGCATGACGCCTACGGGATATTTCTGTTTAGCTGAATCCCAATCTGTTGCTAGATAAGGTTTAAATCGAGCCATTGAAATTTACCTTTGTGTGTTCCCGAACAAGAAGTTTTAACTTCCTAACCCAAGATTGCTGTTTCTCAATGTTAACTTTCTTCGGTTTAGGAATAACGGATTTTGCTGTATCTACTTTCAATTTATCGTAGTCCATGCGACGTCTACCTGTTCGCATGTGCATACCCGCAATTTCATCGCACTTGTCTTGTGCGAGGCTACGGGAATCCATCCTACCCGAATGACCTTTAACATGACGGAACTGGAAACTAAGCCTGTTCTCAACAATAGTGTCCATGAACCATTTATATATTTGTTGCTCTTCTCCTCTTGGTGGACGTTTACCTTCGAACATGTGGATAGCTGCTTTGCAATCCGTCTGAAATAATATAACGTCGTTTGTGTAGATAAGTCCAGCCTCTATACCGTGATATAAACCGTTAGCTACTGCAATACATTCAACTACGGTATTATCCGTGTGACCATGTGCAGGGCCACCAAAAGCCTTCTTACCCCGTTTGGAGGCTACCCAAATTCCATAGCCTCCACATTTAGTACGGTGACAGAACGACGCATCCGATATTATCGTAATGAGCATTCAACCCTTCTTAACAGCGATCTTAACCTGTGGAGAACCTGGAGTTGTGGTCACGCATTCGTCAAAGATTGCCAACTGTTCCGGTGTTAACTGACGGTATTTAGCAACTCGAAGTTCTACTTTAGTTTCAGTAACTTCGTTGACGTCAACTCCAGCTTTTACAAGATCTGGAAGAATCTGACTAAAGATAGCCTTATCAACTTTACGCGTATAAGGTTGAGTTACAACAAGATCGTCACCTGTATCAAGTTTGATCTTATTAGTATTTTCGTTAAGACCATCAGGAAAGAAGACACTAACCACACTTTGGCGCAGTGCGCGTTCTTGCGCTTGCACTTTGGCTAATTCTTCTTTCTTAGCATACCAGTTATAAAGAAGTTCGTATTTCTGCTCTTCAGTTAAGTTCATTTCTGGTAACTGGACCATGTTATCACCTTATTGCAAAGATAAAGATACAGTAATGAAGTTTCTTGTCTGAATATCACTACTCACATTCTTGTTATCCATTGTGGATTCTACGAACTGCATTACTTCCTTCATGGACATCCCGGATTCTGAAGCTGTTCTTGCAGCTTTACACAGTCCGATACTAGTCTTAATGACGTTATCGGCATATTTCTTATCAATATTGTAACGCTCATTCTTAATAAGAATGTCTTTATTTACAATATTTGAGACAGTTTCACAATCGAAAGTATATGCGTTCGCGTTGACACATACAGCCAATCCTAACAAAACAAGTAGCTTTTTCATTTCTAGCTCCTTTTCTTAATGAGGGTATGTTACCCAACTAAAACGTTGATGTAAATACCCTCGGAGCTTATTACAACTTACCAGTAGAACCAAAACCGCCGCGGCCTGTTTCTTCTACCACACCAGAAACAATACGCGTACGAACCAGCTCCACAAGACGCGCCTGTGCAATACGTTCACCGACCTGAACCGTGTAAGGTTCACAGGAGTCATTATGCAGACGTATTTTCAACTCATCGCGGTAATCGTGATCAATGATACCAATACAGTTACCTAAACGAATGCCGTGTTTAAACCCATGACCGCTACGTGAATACACTTCCATACCGTAACCATAAGGGATCTGCAACTTAATACCAGTGTTGAACGTGTACGCACGACCAGCATAAATTGTCACAGGCTCAGGCTCATCCGCGTAGATGTCGAAGCACATAGAACCAGGAGTAGCAAATCGTGGCATTTGAGCAGTGTCCGTAAGAAGCTCCACAATTAGCTGTTGCACAGCGCCATCTTGAACCGCAATAGTACCTTTGACAGTTGCATTTTTAATAACGTTAGACATATCGCCTTTGTTAGTCATGTTTTTCACTCTCTTTATCAGACAGACGTTGTTCCCACTGTTGCTTTAACTGATAATAACGGTAAGCGTCCTCACCAGTTTCAGCTTCCCGTTGCATACGTTCGCACCATTGAACGGGACTTTCCTCACTACTCACTTCTTACACCTCCTAAGCGTGGCCGTTCCTCTTAATATATTCATAAGCATGTGATTTAAAGATTACCCGAAAATCTTCTAGGGATATTTCACATCTCGGCGGATCTTCGGGGTGATGTTTCGCTTCATCAGCGAAAAGCATGATAGGGTTCATATACAGGACTACGCGCCAGGGCTTTTTATTCTGACGGTACATAAGAACTGGAAACTTGTCTGCTTCTAATGCACTCTTAACACACTGTGCCCACCATGTGTTAATTGATAACTGTTCCTGGCGTTTAACTTCCACCGCATAGAAACAGGTATTTGTGATATCGCAACCACCTACAGCACTCTGATTCTGGTTACGCTGCGCTATGGGCTTTTCTGGATAAGTCATTCCAAGAGCGGCGTAAACTTCTTCGTAGATATCATTAAAGAATTTACAGATCTCGCGCTCGCCTGTCTGACCTTTAGTACGAGGATTAGCTCCCATGTTATAAATCTCCATCTAAAAAATAGGGGGTACACAAGTACCCCCGAAAGCGAAGCATATAATAGATAATAACATGTCAGCGAGAGACAGCCTTCGAAAAGGGGTAATCTACCAACCACTCTCGCAAATAATGTTAACCTGTTTACGTGTTTGATTACAATACACGAATTCGTCAGAATTCACAGGTCATACCGTACATTTTTGCCAATGGCCCATAGAAAATGACAGCGAAGTGCAAACAACTTCCAACCCGTTATCATCACGTACTACGGGCAAAGCTAGACCGCTACGGGCATTGTGTACCGTGCGGTGAACTCTATACACAGAGTTATGCGTAAAGCGCCGCGTGTTCGCGTTTGTGCAGCGTAATAACGCTCCAATATGTACAAGTGGCGCAGGCATAGTAAAACCAATCATCATGTCCTTCTCTTTCTTATTAGGCTGGCGTACAGTTACATTCATTGTGTCGTCCCCTCATTTAAAGATTCCAGGCGCTCACCTAACAAAATGAGCGATTTAATTTGATGCGGTTTCTTACCAAGATGTTCAGCAATGTGGTTATAAGTAAAACCTTTCTCCCGCATACGATAAGCAGTAATGGCGGCATTGCGATTGCGGATATCGGTTTTCTTACTCATGGTAAACTAATTCTCCTTAATTTAGCTTCAATACGACTAATTAGCATCGACATACTACGATCTGCAACCATATGATGTGGTTCGTAGTAACCATATGCCCAATAGTTTACCTCTTTCGCACAATGATTACAATTAATCTGTGACTCGCACACAGGCGAATAGTAACCATCAACTTGAGCTACAACAGTCTCTGTAAACTCAGTGTGACCACACTTTGGGCATCGTTTACACTTCATTTCCTTGTCGTAGTTTGAGCGAAAAGTATAAGGCTTCCATCCTAACACCTTGTATATTTTGCTAGGCATTAGTGTAAATTCTCTTTAGGTTGTTCTTCACCCGTCATAAGACGGTGCAATATGCTACATGTGTTTGATTTCTGCCAGGCTTTCTCTATTTCGTCTAACGAGGATTCTGGTTTACATAAACGATAGGCTTCTATGAAAGAATTCTGAGCTGTTTCAATGATTGCCAGAGATGCTATCACTCTCGCATCTAACGTCATTTCTTCAAATTTATCACGCATATTATTTCTCCAGTGTCCTAATCATCAATTAATGTAATATCATCCACAAAAAATAAGCTATCGTCCTGGATACGTTTACGTCGATTGATAATATCGTCGACATTGTAGTCCATCAAGGAAGGGTACTCGACCTCATCCTTCATACAAGGCCCATACACACTTAGACCCAACTCAGCCAGATGTTGCATGAATCCTTCAAGAGATTTTTTAGTATAAATTGTCGTTTTTAATTTACCCATCGCCCACTCCTTAAATCTTTAATGACAAACTGGAAGTTAAAAGAACGCACCAGTAAGTACATACAACACAGCGTCGCGCAGTGTTGGTAACAAAGGCGAGCAGTTAGGAACGCTGTAGAATTTACGTGATCCCACTTTAACACTGACGATTGTAATAGAACGTTTATTGCGCTCTACTGCGTAGAGACCACCACCAAGACGACGGACTTTATATAGAGGTTGATGCTTTTGCATGTTTTAACTCCTTTCATTTATTTGCTGACACGCATGGCTCTACCGGTTAAGAAGGTGTACCCACAGTGTCGCATTAAGTCACGTTCTTCTATTACACTTCGTAACTGGCGTGACAGCGTTTCATAGTAAGGACGGACCTCGTTCTTACTTATGGCTAAAGCATAGGCGAACAGTTGTTCCGAGTCAACACGATTGGACTTGATTCTTTTAATTGCCTGCTCAATGCCTGGGAACTCCTCATCCTGGTATAGAGCACCGTACACAATTTTAATAGCTGCTAGATTGTAACTGGACATTTGACCCTCGGACGTAAAATAATTCTTGATACCTATTGCATTCCTAAGGAAATGCTCTATAGTATGTATTATACAGTTTATAAGCGGAGGAACACAAAATGACTCACCAAGATCTTGTAAAAAGAAACATCAGAAATGCAATGAACAAGTCAGAGGAATTCTCACACAACTGCATAGACGGAACTCACAAGATTAAGTACACATACATGAACTCTTCAACTGTGGTTACGTTTGAGAAAGGTGAGTATCACGTTGGAGACTTTTCAACACCGGATTATGATGAAATGTTTGAATATGTCGTATGCGGTTTCTTAGAATTGCATGAATAATATAATGGGCGCATATAGCGCCCATTTTTTTTTTATAACTTAATAATCTCGTTCATTCTTTCAATGTCTACCAAATAACATTTCATTCTCGGTGGTGTAAACTCAGCACCGAAGAAACTTGAAAAGTCCATTGGCCTCATCTCAGTAAGAACTTCCATAGACATTAAACCATAGATTGTATTGTCTATGACTTGCAGGATGTTGTCATTTCTTGTCTGCTTGAACGCTTTAAATTGTCTACAATAAGTACATAAGTCACTCCGTGCAACAATAAACGCACCCTTGAACATCGGGAACCGTTTATACACGCCAGCTTTAACTTCCCCATCCAAGAACTTCTTGATAGAGTTGAGCATTATTTTCTCACGACTGGTACTATCTGTAGAGCCAATCTGCCCACTATTACGCTTCTCTAAGAAACGCTCGTTACCCTGATCAATAAATGACTCAGCCCAACGATAATGTTCCATAGTAACAATAGGACGCTCACTGTTATCCGCTACAGCAAGAAGGGAGGCGATACGCAATACCTTCAACGCCTTTCTTGTGTACATCTGACGAATTACTTCATCCTGTACCTGTTCACCGTCATTACCGCTATTCAGGAACTTCGCAACAACATTATCAAGGTTATCAAACGCTTCGTGTACCTCTGCTTCCATTTCAACATAGCATGGAGCAGTCCCTGACATAATACGCACAGCTTGTTTATAGATAGCTCCAATAGTGCGCAGAATTGCTTCTGGATATTCCAGGAGCATACTCTTATTCATTAGTGGCCTGTTAGCTGTACATTCCCATGCAATAATACGAGACATAAAACCACTCGACATCATGCGGTCATCAACGTTCCCGTAAAATTCATCCGGTGTAGTTTCACCTGCAAAACTATATGCCTTGACCTTACCACCAGCGGTTGTATTATCTTTGCTGGAGTGCTTTGAACCACCAGAGAAAGCATAGAAATGCCCCTTATCGTAAAGGGAAAGCATTTCATCCATAATATCTTTAGCTTTACCGACTTCCATCTTACCGTTACGGAAAAACGCGCCGACTTCAGTCTTATAGTTAATGGATGAGCCACAGGACATAACCGATGTATCCATAATGACGTCTTTGCGCAATGCAGCATCAGACGCATAGGTACTAGTATCTAAAACACGTTCAATACCGAATATCTGCTGGCCGTCCTGACCGCCATAATTGGACACCTGAGAAAGAATGGTTTCAATGTTAGAGCGAAACGCTTCTTTACCAATACCAGAACGTGCAATTAATACAAAGTAGTTGTTCAGACCGCTTCGTGTAACTGTGTTCCACGCCTTACCGCACATACCACTAAATAAAGCAAGAGCAGACAGAATACTAATGTCTTTAATAGGCAACAAGCTCGCTTTATACATATTACGAGCAACCTCGCCCATAAATCCTGGAGGCCAAGCTAAACCGTCTGCCTGTTCTTCAGTGTAATTACCATCTGTGGTCAACACTTCTTCAGGTGGGCGTTCTGGTGTAGTTGCCTGACGCAGTTTCTCCGTGCGCTCTATAGCTGCATTAACGTTATTCTGAACTATCTGCATAAGGCCCATAGATTTAACATGAGCATCATATCGATAGTTACGAATCATTCTATCCAGGTGGTACGGACGCTTAATTTTTTCACCAGGCATACGACGTGAATCATCGTAACGACTACTCATTGGTGAATACATGAATAGGCGTCTTACCTGGAAATTGTACTTGCTCTTAAAGCAAAGAAAGTCAATTAATGCAAATTCTGCTTCAGACTGAGAAGGGAAACAGCGTTCACCGATAGAAGTATCAACTTCTTCAGCTCTCCAACGACCTTCCCATAGCTGTTTAAACAACGTTCCGTTTTCTTGTTCGCACAACTGGATATAAACATCCTGATCTTCCATTGCATATGGGTCATTACTGAAATCTTCTTCAGTAAGTTCCAACATTTGGAAGCCATCAGACTCATTAATTTCACTCATCTCTGACATAAGCTGATGAATGAGATTAGCAATATATCCTTCGCTTTCACTACCTGGAGCACCAGACACAGTGCGTGGAGTAACATCCCAGTGATCACCTGTACAGATAATGAAGCGATACTGTGAATATACTTCTACACCATCACGGCGCTTACCAGCTTGAGGGATGGAATAAATCCATGTATGCAACCCATCACCGCTTCTGGAAATTTCCGTATAACTGTGGAACGATTCAACAATCTTCTTATATCGCTCGCCAGCAACTTTCTTTTCCATTTCAGACATGGTGTCTTTAATATCCATGTCTATACAACAGAACGGATCACTTGGAAGTAGATAGAAACCTAGACGCAGATTATGACCGATTTCGTTATAGTAACGAATACAACGTTCCGCATCTTCAAAGGACATTAGTAAATGCAAGTTAGACGGTTTTTTATCGTTGCCGTCTTTACGAAGTGGGACCATATCCCCTAAATCATCGTCCCATACATAAGGTTGTTTTTCTGATGATGTACCTGGATGAAAACCGCAGACAGCCCACTGTTCGTATTGTTTAATTTCTTGAGGAAAAAGTTCCAGCATGTTATTACCTTAAAACGTAGCGGGATTAATTTCAAATAACGAACGGGATGGTACAACATCAAAGTTGACATCTACCAGCTTAAAAGAATTCGTGTAAACACACCATGTACCGACCTTTTCATTAAAGACGGGCTTGTCATTATTAAATGCGTACACGCAACCATCAGAATCTGTTGCAATATATCTTGTGTCTTTTGGTACTTCTACATCTGAACCATAATAGTGAACGGTAATTAAATCTGACATGTTATTCTCCTACGATCCATTAGGACACACATAGTATATACTGATGGATCGCAGGGGGTTAACCCCCTGCAGATTATGGTACTAAGACCCAACGACAAGCGATAGGTTGGCATGTTATCTCTTCTTTAGAGATATTTATACGATCCTTAAAAATAATTCTTGGATAAAAGTGTTTCATATAATTATCAGAAGCTACCTTATATTCGGTTTTTAATATACGTGCGCTAACAATAAATTTTAAATCTTCCCAATCTTTCATAGAATCAGCAAAAGACAGGATACGCCCATTTCCACGGACTTTAGCGGTTGACTCAGCTGGTAGTCTGTGGTCAATATCACACGGTAAGTCTAAAGCAGGTAGCTTCCCTTTGATTAATTTATCGGTATTAAAAGAGCCAATTTCCAAAGTATGGATATTTTGACCTTTAATTGGTTCTTCAAATTTAACATCGACAACGAGTTTGACTAGCATATATTACCTTCACAATTACCATAAAATTTCTACACTTTCAGTATCCATCTGACTCAATGGTTGCTTATATGAGATCGTATATCCAAATGATACCAGTTGTTCAGTCACCTTTCTCATTACAGGACGTGCATTAGGACTACCAATTTCACTATATGGCTTTTTAAATAATTTAATATGATCCCTGCCATCTAGAGACGCTTTAGTAATCCATTTATCCAAATCATCAAGATATGCACTGGTATCCAAGTTTTCACTATTTGTACGAGCTTCTTGTGCTGTGATCATAATTATTGCTCCATAGCTTGTTTGATCAATGCGTCATGGATAAGTTTCGCAGTAGACGCGTTCCACAGTTGTTCATCTGTCTGAACTTCCTGGTTCCATTGCTTATCAAATAACCCTTCTTCATACGCGTCTTTGATACGCTTGCATAAAGTAAGGATGTCGGTCTGAAGAATATCAATTTCTTCTTGAGTTAACGGAATCTGGGTTTCTTTACTCATCCTTATCACCTTCTTTATTCAGTTGACCACATTGTGGCTTCCATTCTCCGAGGAATTCGCGCTTATAGCCACCTTTGCGCATACGCTCGAACCATTCAGTGTGGTCATGAGGATTGTCGCTTACTTTATAGTCTATATTAACACACGTTTCTTTGAAATCCATACCTTCAAGATCTACGTTATAGCAGATGTCGATTTCAATACCTGGCTCGGTCAATACCCAAAAACCATCGCCGTCGATACACTCACACCACTGAGGTTCATTCTCAAATGCAGTTAAAGTACCGTCCTCGTCAACCGCAAGGTATTTCGCCCACACTGGAACAAAGAACACTTCACCGAAGTATCGCACAGCCTTCTGAGTAAGATTAATTTGCATCTTCACCTCCCGTTACTATTTCCAAAGTCTCACGAAGTAGACGTTCGACCTTCGATTTATTTTTGATAAGCTGATATTGACGATCCACCACCAGCGCCTTCTCGCGGTTACGCATAAGGTATTCGAACGCACTTTGAAAATCTTCGACATTACCCGTGTAACCTAAAGCCTTGGCGACGTGCGACACACGATGGAGAAGGAAGTCCGCCGCGTCCATAACTTCCATCGCATTCACAATAGCGTCAAGTAAATCAGGATTTGCCTGCAGGTCGGACTGTTTAGCTAGTTCAAGAAGTCGCACCTTTGCTTTATATAAAGGTGAATTACTTACCGTTTCCATCACTTCCTCCAAATCTCACGCGATTGTTCAATACGGATTATGTACCGTATAAGTTTCTGCATAACTTTATGCAGGTCATCAAGATGTTTCCGTAAACGAAGACGTTTCTTAATGGCCCACAGGTTCTTCATATCCGTTTCTTTGAGCTCTTCCCTTAAATGTAATGAAAAGTCAGTTTGGTGATCCAAGATGAATTGAATACGCATTAAAGTATCCGACTCATGATAATCTGGATACCACTTAGGAAGCAGATCTTGTTTGTCAGCCATCTCACACTCCGAACTGATCAATGTACTCAATGAGTTCTTGCAATTCTTGCTGTAACTGTACATTACCACTATTATTCGTCTGAAGTCTAACGAGGCCCTCTTTGATATACGCAATGTGGTCAGTGCTAATTCGACGCTTCGTTACATTGCACCAATGAACAATACCGTCTTCGATATATGCACGACGCGCTTTACCACGTGGATATCGCAGCGGCCGTATTTCACACTTATCATCCACCCACTTAAAGCCCAGGATCATAACACCGTTACCTTCCGTGTCAGGGCACACATCAAAGCAACTATTGAACCCTTTACTGCGCATATACTTGTCGAGCGGAATCACACAATCCACCTCTAACAACCAGTATGCGAAGTAGATGTCGATAGTGAACATCATACCCAACATCGGAGCCGACCAGCACATATACGTCCGCCCGTCGTCCAGCGTCTTGACCGCATTCGGCCGCAACACGAGGCCAGCCTCCTTCCATGCTTTGACCACATTACTTAGGCTGTCATTATGTTGCTCTAATATAGCTACCGCTTTGGCGTACATCACTTCGTCGTAACCGAACATTTCTTGTACGTGTGCGTGTGTTATTTCAATTTTACGATTGCGCATAACCTCACCCTTGATAATAATAAATCGACTGATTTTGAAATTCAGTTGCCAAGTTTTAATTTATGCAAAGTTTTTGCTATTTGCAACTGTGATGTTTTGCGGTGTTTTGTATATGCAAAGTTTTTGCTTTTGCAAAAATTACAACAGTCTGAAGGGTGAATTTGCAAATTTATAAAGATCGGTGAAAAAATGCACAATTTATAAAGACCCCGTAATACATAAAACGGCGAAGCGAAGTGTATGAAAAACAAGGGAAAATTTTGAGGGTTGGGGGGAACGTGTGAATTTATAAATTTTATAAAGGGGTCTCGTAGGGTCGTCAGTAGACAACTCAAAAAACAAAAAATCTTTATAAAATTTATATAAATACACACATATACACATTTTTACCTTATTTTTCATGCACTTACCTCCTTTCATTTCGTATATTACGCGAAAATATACGAATTTATGAACTTTATAAATTTGGCTCGTCAGTAGACAGGGCAGAGCCTGGCGCCTGCGCATAATGCGTGCCCGTGCGTCTAACACAAAAGAAAAGTAGATTGCAAGCGATTTTTGTTGAAGCATTGCTCGGAGCGAATCGGATTTTTGAGTTTGAAATTTTGTAGCCCGAAAACGATTCTATTTTATGGTATAAACGCCGGATTTTTCGGTGAAAGGTGGCTTTTCGGTGAGGTTGGGTGGCTGAGATCGGTGTAGCGGGTCGCCCATAAAGCGAAAATAGCCGCGAAAACGGGGCACGTAGCGCGATAAAGCGGTTGGATCAGTGTAAGGGTGGCAGTGAGGGGTGAAAATGCCCCAAAATCGCGTACAGGGATGCAGGGAGTGGATCGCTGTAAGCGCGTATAAGGCGACTATATTTGTGTCAATGGTAATATACGGAGGAAGGGTTTACGCTCTTAGAGCGCGAATGGTGGAGCTACGGGTGAGTAACATGTGGTCAGCAGGGTAGCGCGGGAGGTGGTGCGGGTACAAAAACGAAAACGCCCCGTTGGACTTCAACAGGGCGCGGATTGTATAATGCAGTTAGAAGTTATTTACAAGTTAATAGTACCGCCCAGGTATTATCTGGAAGCGTACCAACTCCAAGTATTTTAAGTTGAAGCGACTGGTTCTGCATATTGTAGTTGTCCAGTAGTTCCTGGGCAGCGGCAGCCGCGTTCGCTTCACTGTTGAGGTTGTAGTCGTTTGAAGTTACTGCGCACATACCGAGGCCGACCGCTTTGAAGCGCATACCTTTGGATTGAGTCGGTGCTAGTGCTTTGACATGGATAGCGTTCATATTATTACCCTCCGTTACAATTTTAAATATTAGCAGCTTTTTAACAGGTTGATGAAGCCCACCAGCGTGGACGCGGTTGCAACCAGGCGGCCCATAGTATGCAGTTCCGCGTAAACTTTACCGTCGTTGAAGACTGTTAAATAAACGTTAAGACCATTGCAACGGACGCGATATTTGCGCGCGTTATTACCGAAAGTTTCCAGCTCTGCGGTAATAGTCGCAAGATTAGCTATACGCTTTCCAATAATGCGACGGGTGATCATGGACTGGTTTAATATTGTAGACATAATAGTTTCCTCAGTTAATTATGCGAAGTGCATATTATTGCCCACCGTTACTATGGGCAATGTATATGTCACTCAGCGGACACATATTCTAACGCTTCTGATAGTGTAGCGAAGTGGCCATCACCAACCAGATTAATAGCGTACTCAAGTTGATCGCGAGACAGGTTGCGAAACTTGTTGCGGATGTGATAGCAACGACCGCGATAAATAACCTGGAAATAGTTGCGTTCCATAATTATCCCCTTATTGAACGATAAACGCGTAACCACTTTGATCCGGGAGCTCACCACCAGCAAGGATCCCAAATTCAACGCCCGCTTTAACGTTAAACTTATTGATCAGCTCCTCCGCTGCTGCGCGGTGGTTGCCGTAAACGCCCAGATCGTCACGTCATGTGATAGTTACAGAACCGCTCCAGCCGGTTGCTTTTACGCGCGGAGCACGAGCGGCAGTTGGGTTCACGAATTTTGTGATAATAGCTTGAGCCATGATAGTCACTCCGGTAAAATTACAGTCACGTTAATATTTGCAATGCGAGCGCACTCGCGGAAACCTTTTACATAAGCATCCATTTCGTCATAGGATGTGAAAGTTACGTCCGGGACTGGTCCGTTGTTAATATTTACGCAATATTCGTGTTCGTCCAGGTCAACCCAACAATAAAGAACCATAGTTTCCATATTATTTACCCTCCGTATAATACAGACCCGCAACTATTGGAGCTCCGAACACTAAGAACGCTAATAAGTAGAACATAATTAGTTGCCCCCTTTATTATTGAGCCCGTGGAATTTACGCCATGCGTAGAATTCAATCGTTGCGTTATTAATATTCCAACCATTAGCTTTCGCAAGGTCACGGACGTTACCAATAGTTGGCACATTATTAGGCAACATGTTATCCAGGGCGTTCCAAACGTCTGCGCATTTACCTTTAATCGGGCGGCGGACCCCGTTGCGCGTTTCGCTGCGTGCTTTACTTTTAACGGGAGCGACCGGAGCTTGCTGTGTGGTCACTTCCACGACAGTCGCTTTATCAGCTTCAACAAGGTCGTTGGCTGCCTTATTAACGGCGCTTTCGCTGTACCAGTAGCGGCCACCGTCCTCGTGCGGTTCCTGGTGAATAAAGCTATTAGCTGTCGCAGTGTCCACATCCAGAACCTTTTTTAAGGCGCGGCGAGCGTTAGACATAGTGGCGAAGAAGCGAGCGTCTTTTGCTACGCGAGTGATAGTTGCCATTGTGATTATCTCCATGTTGATCTAGCGGATTGCTAGTGGGAGCCCACTGTAACAATGGGCAACCATTAGCACGCTAGTAATATTGAATGACCTTCGCTATCATTGTAATAAAGCAGAACACAGACCAAAGGCTATTCGCTTGACATACTGGTCGACCGTACATTACGCTATAAGAGCTGACAGTGCCGTCCTCGTTAATGCGAATATATAACGGGGTGCTGGAATACTTTTCGTTTCCCGGGAGCATTACTAGATACTCGTCGAAACCCCAATCCCCGTCAACCTTTTCCGCAGTAAGGCCCAGTTGGTGCAGGCGCTTGCCGATAATACGTTTGGTGATCATGGACTGGGACATAGAACGCGGTAAGTAGATAATAGACATAATGCAATCTCCCTTCGGGTGAAGCGGGCGCGGAACCAGTGTCCCGCTTGAAAACCCCCTTTACCCCACGCGTTTATAATATGACAACGGGGTATCGGATGCAACTATTATCTGCACTATTTTAGAACTTTTTTAGTTGTGTTTCATAATAATAACATCCGGGACTATACGGTAGACGGTGTGTCGGAAATACCAGGTAGCGCGAGCGTGTCGAAAATACCAGGTAACAGCACGCGCAGGAAATACCAGGTAGCACATACATAGGCAGCACATAGTGGGCAGGTGGATAGTAACAGATGTAATTATACTGGACGGTACAATATAGTCATGTAATAGATAGCATACTAATCAAATAAAAAATAATAACGCGTGTAATAATAAACAACGTTACAATAGAGCGCGCAACAGTCACATGACGTAACAATCACCTCACTGACGATCACGGGACGTTATAGTAACGCCGCGGGGCGGCTCTTAGATCTCTGCCAAGGATTCTTCGTTTGTAGATTATCTCGTCACTAGACACTTTATATCCCCACCTCACCTGTCCTATATTGTTCGTATAAAGTTAGTTCCGTATGTAAATACTCGAGAGGTGATTACAATATTCGGTCTGCCTGTATGCGTAACCGATTCAGCGCCAACAAGAATTAAAGCACACGGACGACTAACTGTGGTTATTAATTATTGCGGTCACGTATGTTAATCAACTTGCGTATCCTGCTATAGTTATTCCGTTAACGTTAAAGGGGGTTATATGAACGAGAATATAGTTAAAGCCTGGTCTATGTTGAGGCCACAGTTGAAAGACGATCGCGTCGCTTTTACTTTGTGCCCGACTAATGATTATCGCCGTCAGCTCGAAGAAGTGTTGCGTGAAGATCCTGAATTCGTTCGCTGTGTGCAACTGTCGCGTGAGTCGTCCGTAGTACAGTTTGATCGTTTCCACCTTCGTTTGGTTTCTTATCACAAAGCCTCATATGAAGACACTGTCATTCGTACGAGTGGATTCCATTGCGATATTGCAATCCTTGATTGCCAATTGGACATCGAGCAGAAACAAGATTTATATGAACTTGCTCGTGTACGTCATGGTGAACTGTTAATTGTGGAAGTACAATAATGGCCAAAGATATTGTTATTCCGAAAATGTATTGCCAGCTCCGGGATGCTTTGTTACAGAGCGGTTGGATTATTAGTCACAGCGACGTGAATGATACTTATATTGTTCTTATACCACCCGAAGGAACGATATCTTGCATTCTGCACTATATGCCAGAAGCGAAGACTGTTTATCCGAACGGGTCGTTCCTGCTTCGTCTGCGTTCCGACACATGGAAGATCCAGACGGATACCTGTGCAATTGACGAGAACACCAGTAAAGAATTTATTCGTAAGCTGACTCAGCTGAATAAAATCTACGAGCATGTTAAATTTGATTTGTTTAAGGAAGTGTTCTAATGATTACTATCAATGACCCAATCAAGCATAAAACTCAGAAAAGCATAATGTCCTGCATCCCTACCTGCCTTGCTATGCTTCTTGACAAAGACCCTGAGCAGGTGTATGACGAGTTCACAAATGATTATATTCATGGTTTTACTGACGTGTCGAACTATCTGTATAAGCATGGTGTCTTTGCACAGCCGCATATCACTGCCGGTATGCACCAGATTCGACCTGGGCGCTTGTATCTTGCGACTGTACCCTCTTTGCAGTTACCTGGACTTTTCCATCAGATCATTATTGACGCTCGCTTCGGTGATGTTAAGGTATATGACCCATGTAAAGGTCTGCAAGGGAAACAATACTATTCCTATGACCACGTTGCAGAGGGTAACGATCTGGCGTATCCTCTGCGGTCTTTCCTGATTGATTACGAAATTATATTGCCGGGGTGATTTATGGGCTTGCAACGTTTTGACAATGCAGAACTCGCGTGTGAATTTGCAAAGCGCAAGTTCGCTAAAACAGGTACGCCGCGATGCGTCCACGCGGCTATTGGGCAAAATGGGGCAAAGTATTGGTACGTTGGTACAGTAGCTCAGATCAAGCGAAGATTCGCGGCTACGCTCGAAATGCGCCGGCTTTGGTCGCCAACACTTGTGCGAAACAGACACCTGGATAAAGAGGAAATTTATCAATTTCTCAGAAATTACACTGGTAAAGAGAACAGATTTCAGGTTGCAGCGAGAGAATTCAATATTGGTCTTTCCACTGCTTATAAAATTTATCACATATATGGGCGTTTAATATGACCGCAATTGCTTATCGTGATGGTATACTGGCTGTAGATCGTCAGGTTACATGGGGTAATATTGCAACAACTACGAATAAAGTTCATACTGTCAATATTCCAGGGATTGGACTGTGTCTTGTTGCAATGTCTGGTAAACTACGTCCTGTAGATGATATTGTAGAACATCTGAAAACTACGGTTCGTGGTCGTAAAGAACCTTTCTCAGATATGAATCCAGATTCCCGTTACGGTATTGCAGTGACGCAGGAACTTGTCGTGTATCCTATCTATGGGGATGGTAAATTAGGTCTACCAGACACTAACGAATTTATTGCCGAGGGTAGTGCGTTTGAGTTCTTGATGGGTACAATGGCGGCAGGTTGCGGCTCAGAAGAGGCTGTGAGACTGGCCTGTCATTACTGCGATAGCTGTGGTCAGGGTGTTGACTTCTATGACGTAGCTTATACTCTTAAAATGGCTCAGTGTACAGACGAGGAGGAACCATTTTGAAGAAACCTAAGACTGGTCTGTTCCTTTGTGTTGGTGGACCTTTTGACGGTAAGCGTATACGCTTAACAACATCAGACCTATATCCAAGTTCCTCCGTTTTTTCTGTTCCATCCTATAAAAATGGCGAGAAGGGGAAATACGTTTGGAATGATGAAATTCGAAATAGTGTAATCTGGAGAATATCATGAGTGATACTTCTGACGCACAATTAGCGGCTGCGAGAGTGTATATGCGCGGAGCTGCTGCTGAGATTGATGCCTTACCACAATTCGAGAAGTACGTGCAGCAACTTGAAGATACGTTCAAGACCCTTAAAGACTTAGGGGATACGAAGGAAGCTATAGCATTTCTTCTTGCGATTCAATACTTGTCTATGGGAATTGGTGATAAGGTATGCTCCTTAGAAAAATAATCGGTTTGGTTGCACCTTGGATACCACTTGTCCTAATTGTTATTCTAGCCAACTGGGCTTATGACAATGCCATAGAAACAGCTAGAAAGGAGGGTTTCGATGCCGGTGTGTCGTACCAAAAAGAAACTCAGAAAGCGATTGATTTCGAGGAGGAGAAACGAAGAGCGTATGAGAAAGACACTATCGAACGCCAGTACCAATCTCGCATTGAGTCTTTGGTTGCCGATCTTAATGATTATCGTGCTACTAATGACAGGTTGCACAACGAAATCGCAACCGTCCGTAAGTACCTCGGTGACGCTACCGGCCCTCAGCCCGATAGCAAGACAACCGCCCAGATCGCCCGTGTGCTCACCGAACTGTATTCAGAAAGCGTCACAGAATACAGACAAGTGGCAGAAGAGGCTGAAAAGTATCGTCTTGCCGGCGAGCAGTGCGAACTACAGTATGATGCAATGCGAAATCCGCGTAAAGAACGGTGATAAACTGCAAAGTCCTTGCCGGATTGCGTAACTAAACGTTCCATCCTAATTGCACATAATTGATTGTGTGCGTGTGATAATTCAACTATGCTCTATTCGGTTTAACTGAATGGAGCTTTTTTATGACTGTGCAACCACGAGGTATCCGGAATAACAATCCGGGAAATATTCGTTGGGGTGATAACTGGAAAGGTCTTGTTCCAGAAGACAAACGGACTGACCGTTCTTTCTGTCAATTTATCGATGTAAAATACGGTATTCGCGCCATTGCGCGCATTCTACTAAACTACCGGAACCGCGAAGGGATGAAGCGCGTCGGTAATAAAGGGATTGACACTGTACGGGAAATTATTTCACGCTGGGCTCCGCCGAATGAAAATAACACTGAAGCCTATATTCAATCCGTGTCTAAGGCTTGTGGTGTTGGTGCAGAACAGCCGATTTCATTGACCGATGATAAGCTCATGCTTGCGATCGTGAAAGCGATTATCAAACATGAGAACGGTGTGCAACCTTATTCTGATGAAGTCTTGCTCGCGGGTATCCACATGGCATAGTAAGGGGTTATAAGTGTCGCCGAACTGGGATTGGAATATAGTCTTTATTCTCACTGCCATTGCGATGGTAGGGGGTTCCCTTGGCTACGCTGCAAGAACCCATGATGCTAAAGAAAGGTTCAGACTCAGCTCCTTCATTCAAGAGGGTGCTTTTTCTGCATTCTTTGGTTTCTTGATAGGTGTAATTAACGTGGAACATGGTGTCCCACTTGGGCTCAGTGGGGCGTTCATAGGCGTGTTATCTTGGTCAGGTTCAAGAACCATGCTAAAGTTTCTACGGAGAAAAACGCAAGCATGTGACCGAGAAAAGGAAAGAGGTTGATTATGCGTCATTTCATCAATGATCTTCTTATATTGTGTAAGAAACCACGATTGCTTTTCATCTATATGATGATTGGACTTGCACAAATTGGAGTCAGTGCTATCGCCATTGATCAGATGCACAAGAGACACAGGGTAAATTTGCAACCTTCAACACCACCTGTATATGTGGTCAATAAGGTCGAACAAATGAGACAAGACATCCAGGAGATAATGTACATTCCTAAAACAGAAATGTAGATTGGTTTATAAGTAAAGCCCGCTCCTTGAATTTATATCGAGCGGGCTTTTTATTGACATTTACTATAACCCTTGCAATTAATTAATCCACCGCTTATATTCGTGTCAAGAATCGACAGGAGTAACGTTATGGTAAAGCCTATTCTACCTTGGACACGTAGCATCGAATACGAAGCCGATCTCACTAAAGAAGAGATGGCTATACGTGACTCTGTCGTTGAAGAATATCTGTTCGATTATGATTGGGTTAATGCGTGTAAACGTGTTGGTATGAGCTCCGCAATGGCGTTTGATTATGCCAAACGTTTTCAGGATGATAGCTATTGCCAAAGACGAATCAAAGAACTTCAACAGCAGAAAGCAAGAAGTGCTGAACGTGACCGCAAATATGAAATAGAACAAGAGCGCCAGCGCATCATTGAAGGTCTTAGATTTGAATCCACTTATCGTGGTCCTGGATCTTCTCAGGCTGCTCGTGTTGCTGCATATAAACAATTATGTAGCATCTTTGGATTTGAAGCTCCTAAGCAACAGAAGATGGATGTTGGTGTATCTACTGGTGTTATGCTGGTTCCTATGGTCGGTTCTATGGACGATTGGGAAAGAGTTGCTGGGGAGTCTCAGACTAAGCTGCAAGAGGATACTTTAAATGGACTCAATGATTCAGACACCGTCCACTAAGGTAGTATGGAAACCACATCCAGGATCTCAGGTGTTGGCACTGAGTTGCCCAGCCGATGAGATCCTTTATCACGGTACTCGTGGTCCTGGAAAGACCGATGCGCAGTTGATGCGTTTTCGTCGTTATGTTGGCATGGGGTACGGGAAACATTGGCGCGGTATCATTTTTGACCGAGAATACAAAAACTTAGATGACTTAGTAGCAAAGTCGCAACGTTGGTTTCCTGAATTTAATGACGGTTGTAAGTTCTTATCTTCCAAGTCAGATTATAAATGGGTATGGCCTAGCGGCGAAGAACTAATGTTCCGTGTTGCTAAAAAGCCTAAGGATTACTGGCTGTACCACGGTCAGGAATTTCCATTTATTGGATGGAACGAATTAACTAAATATCCGGACAGTGGGCTTTATGAAGCGATGAAGTCCTGTAACCGTACATCCTTTGTTGCGGAAGAAAACCCAATAATTATTGACGGTGATGTGTATAAAAGAACTGGGCGTCTTGTCCTCGTTCAACCGGACCACGAATACGCAATGCAGTTCATACTGCCACCTTTGCCGTTGCAAATCTTTTCTACAACTAACCCATTTGGAGTTGGGCATAACTGGGTCAAGAAGTATTTTATTAACTCTTGCCCGCTTGGGTCAATGAAGAAGGAAGTAACGAACGTATTCAACCCGCGTACACAGAAACGGGAAGACGTAGTTCGTACTCGCTGCCATATATTTGGTTCATACAGGGAGAACCGTAACTTAACACCTGAGTATGTTGCACAGCTTGTAAACATTGACGATCCTAACCTCCGCATGGCGTGGCTCGGTGGTAGTTGGGATATTACGTCCGGTGGTATGTTCGATGACCTGTGGCGCCAGAATATACATGTGGTCAAACCATTCCCAATACCTCACTCTTGGAGAATTGATAGATCATTTGACTGGGGCTCAAGTAAACCATTCTCTGTCGGTTGGTGGGCAAGAAGTGATGGTAGTGATATCGTGTATCCGAATGGGCGTCGTGTACGAACTGTACGAGGTGACTTGTTTAGGATCATGGAGTGGTATGGTACTAACGGGAAACCGAACGAAGGTTTAAGATTATTGGATTCTGAAATTGCTCGTGGTATCATCGTCAGGGAAATTGAAGCTGGTTTATACGGTCGCGTAGTTCCAGGGCCTGCTGATAATAGCATTTGGGACGTTAAAGACGGTAACAGTACCGCAGCAACAATGTCTAAGCCAATAACTATCAATGGTCGGTCTTATCCTGGTGTACAGTGGATTCGAAGTGATAAATCTCCTGGATCACGTAAAGCAGGTTGGAAACGAATGCGGGAATATTTAGCTGCTTCAATTCCGGATCCTAAGGTTGCCGCTCTACGTGAAAGACCTTCTATGTTTATTTTTGACAACTGTCATCACTTTATAGATCTTGTTCCAACTCTTGCTAGAGACGAAGATGATCTTGATGATGTCGATACTGATTCTGAAGACCACATTGCTGACGAAGCTCGTTATCGTATAGCCAACGAAGCACGTGGCGGTAGTGTCGGTAAGACTGTGGGGACATAAGGAGTTCAACAGATGGCCATTTCTTCGGTTCATCCTAAATATTTACAGTTTAGTGCATTATGGTTGAAGATGCGAGACTGTTTCCTTGGAGCTGACCACATTAAGGCTCAAGGTACTTTGTATCTTCCACCGACACCTGCTATGCGTTATGACGGTATGAAACCAGGCGAAGATGGCTATACTCGTTATAATGATTATAAAGAACGTGCGGTGTTCCCGGAATATGTGGCGGATGCAGTAATCAACCACGGTGGTATGTTGCATAGTAAGGCAGCTATTATCCAGTTACCTTCAGCAATGGAACCACTTCGTCAGGCTGCTACCAGCAAGCGCGAAAGTTTAGACCAGTTGCTACGCCGCATAAACGAGCTACAGCTACGCGATGGCCGTCTTGGCCTTCTGTTAGAGCTGCCAGCGGGAAGTACCCGCGACACGCTGCCGTACATCGCGGTATACGAGGCGTTAAGTATACGAAACTGGGATGATGGTGAAGACGATCTTGGTTCAGTTAATCTTAACCTAGTCGTATTAGATGAGTCCAAAGACGTAATGGACAAGACTTCATTTGATTGGACTTATAAAGTTCAATACCGAGTTCTTGTTCTTGGAAGTGCCACTGTAGATGAACCATCAGATAGCGGTTACGTGTACGGGCAGTACATGACAGAACTGCTTCCTGGTGAGGGTGACGAACCAGAAGAAGTAAGCTCTGATGTTGTAGTCCCTCAATATAAAGGTACTCCACTTGAGCAGATACCTTTCGTATTCTGTAACGCTATGGACTTAGTGCCAGAACCGGATAAGCCACCGCTACTTGCATTAGCAAACAGATGTATTTCCATCTATCAGGGTGAAGCTGATTATCGACAGGCTTTGTTTATGCAGAGCCAGGATACGCTGGTTGTTCGTGGTGGTATTACGAACAGTGACGCAATTGATGATAAAGCTCCTGTTCGCGTTGGTGCTGGTGCTCGTATTGATGTATCTCCAGAAGGTGATGCTAAATACATTGGCACTAACTCACAAGGTTTACCGGAACAACGTAAAGCACTTGAAGCTGATCATAAAGACGCTCAGGCCCGCTCTGGACATTTGAGCAGTTCAGAAAGTGCTGCTCAAGAGTCTGGCGATGCACTGGAAACACGTCTTATTACCAAGACTGCTTCACTAGTCGGTATCGCTAAGACTGGTGCTGCTGCATTAGAAAAAATCCTTCGTATCTGTGCTATATGGATGGGTCTTGATCCTGAAGAAGTTAAAGTTACACCTAACCTTGACTTCAGCAAAGCTAACATCGAAGGTCAGGAACTGGTGCAGGTACAGACTGCTAAGAATCTTGGTGCTCCGTTGTGTGCTGAGTCTATGCACAACTGGTTGCAGGATAAGGGAATGACCTCTTTGACGTTTGAAGAAGAGATGGAACGACTTGAGAAAGAGCGCGAAGAATATCCATTCCTCCTACCTCAAGTTAAGCATGATCAGAACCAAATCCAGCAAACAACTGGAGAACAAACGGGGAATGAAAACGCCAATAAGTAAAAGTGTGAGTAAAAAATAGTTGCTTCATTCTTAATGATGTATTAGTCTTTATAGCGCGGTAGAACGGTCTATCGCGCTTTTTAGTGGAACGGTCCACAATGGAGAATTTTTATGAACAAGTATCACATTCATCTGGCGGTAGCTTATTCCGCTGGCTTTTTCCAGTCTATGCCTCGTTTTGGTGCATTGGAACTTGAATATAATTCTGAAGACGAAATCCCGGAAAACGCGCGTGAGTATTATTCCCAAGAAGGTGATAAGTGGATCCTCACTGGCGTAAAAGGTGGCGGTAAGCAGAATATCGACAGGTTGCAATCCGCACTTGAAAAAGAACGCAACGATCATAAAGCGGTCAAGAGTAAGCTAAGTAAGCTGAACGGACGTGATATTGACGAGCTTTTACAGCGCGACGCGGAATACGAAGAGCTTAAACTGCGTGCGGATAAAGTTGATGATGAAAAGCTGGAGCAGATCATTAACGTGCGTATCCGTAACAAGCTAACTCCTCTTGAGCGTGAACGTGACGAGCTGAAAAACAAACTTTCTACCTACGAGAAACAAGTAGAAGAGTTGACCACAAAAGAGAAGAACCGCATCGTTAAGAGCGCACTGAGCAAGGCTGCAATGTCTGCTAAAGTGATCACGGAAGCTATTGACGACGTTGAGCTGATTGGTTCTCGCTTGTTTGAGCTCACCGAAGACGGTCAGGTTGTTACCCGCGACGGCGTGGGTGTAACGCCAGGTATTACTCCAGAAATGTGGTTACAGGATATCCAGGATAAGAAACCACACTGGTTCCCTGGAAACGTTGGCGGTGGTGCTGGTGGCTCCCGTACTCCTGGCGCCGCTGGTAAGAACCCGTGGAGTGCTGAAGGTTGGAACCTTACTGAGCAGGGTAAAATTCTGCGTGAAAACCCTGAAAAAGCAGGCCGTCTTGCAGCCATGGCTGGCGTAGACTTGAAGCGTCCAGTACGTCCAGTTAAAAAATAATAAAATTTGTTGACACTCCCTCCGGTTGGTGCTAGTTTTACATCAACCGGAGCACGGGCTCCGATCAATCAAGGATTATTGGAGCCTCCCACGGCGGTAGAGTTCCAAAGTAAATCGATTAACTTTGCGGAGACTACCATGTCTAAAATTCTGTCAGCTCCGATGCTTAATTTGCGAGCTACTAATTCAATTCTTCTGTCTGCTGTTCGTCGTGGTGCGATCACTGAACTTGCAGATGTTATCGTTCCAGAAATCTTTGTACCGTATGTGCAGAACCGCACAACTGAAAAGTCCCGACTGATCCAGTCTGGTGCTATTGAGATTTCTGAGCGTCTTAACGCTGCATTGATGGGTGAAGGTACTACCTTTAACCAGCGTTTCTTTAAAGACCTGGATCGTGACGAAGAAAACGTTTCAAGCGCAAGCGATTCAACCGATTCTACTCCTGGTGGTATCAAATCTGGGCGTGAAATTCAGATCCGTCTGTCCCGTAACCATTCCTGGGGTTCTGCGGACCTGCTGGACAGCTTGATCTCCCCGGACCCGCTGGACGCTATCATTAACTTAGTGGCAAGCTACCGTCAGAGCCGTCTGCAACGTGCATTCGTTGCAACTGTCAGCGGTGTGTTTGCTATGAACGCTGCTGCTCCGACTGGTTCCGGTGATAAGAAGTCTACCCACGTTCAGAACGATATGACCCATGACATCTCTGGTGTATCTTTCACCGATGGTGTGACTAACTTCAACCCGGCTGGTGTTATCCTGGCTGCTGGTACTATGGGTGACTCCCTGAACGACCTGTCCATGATGATGGTACACAGTGTGGTCTACCAGCGTATGCAGCTGATGAACCTGATCGACTTCATCCCGGATGCTCGTGCTGAAGTCATGATCCCGACTTACATGGGCCGTGAAGTTATCGTTGATGATATGATGCCTCACGACAGCGGTAAGTACGAAACTTGGCTGGTCGGTCGTGGTGCATTCCAGTTAGGTGTTGGTTCACCGAAAGTTCCTGTTGAAACTGAACGTAAACCTGCATCCTACAAAGGTGGTGGTTCTGAAATCCTGTTCCACCGCTGGGAAAACATCATTCACCCTGTCGGTCACGCATGGGTTGGTACTGCTGCTGAAGGTGGTCCGGATAACGCCGCTCTGAAGACTGCTACCAACTGGGCTCGTGTATTCCCTGAGCGTAAACAGATTAAGATTGCTCGCCTGATCACTCGCGAACACGCTTAATGCTTTAGCCATGTAATTAAAGGGGCCTATATGGTCCCTTTTTTGTTAGGAGGAAACATGCGTTATCAACGTCATTCAAGACATCGTCGTTATGTACGTCATGAACGTCACGGTTCAGATGCAACACCTAAAGCAAAGATTAAGACTGTAGGTAAAGTTCAGTATTCAGCTGATGGTGAAAGTGGTTGGCAAGATACAATCCCTGAAGGTCTTATGAAAGTAAGTACACCACTGACTTTCTACATCCGTGCTAAAGAAGTAGATCCAGAGGATGATGGTTCTTATATCTATAAGTTCAAAATTGCTCCTGGAACTGGCGATGCGCTGTCCCTTCAAAACACGGGCGTTAACAAAGCAAAAATCTCTGGTACGGCTCCGGAAGGTATGCTGAGTAAAACGTTCAGTGTCAACTGTACAGTTGAAGACAGTTATGGGACAGAAGTTACGGGAACTGCGTTAACGCAAGCCTGGTCCGCAGCTCCCGCAGCATAAACGTTAAATTGCTAGATGTTTTAAAGGGTGTTACACTTCGCTTGTAACACCTTTTATTTTGAGGAATGAATGATGAAAGACAAGATCATTGAAGGGCTTCGTAAACTCAACGTTGAGAATGACAATCATTGGACTGCCGATGGCCTGCCTAAAATTGAAGCATTGAAGTTTACAGTTGGCCCGTCCGTCACGCGAGAAGATGTCAATTCTGTTGCGCCTGGGTTCACTCGTTCAAATCCTGTAATTGAGGACGTCGAACATGAAGAAAAGCATGACACTTCCTCATTGCAGGAAACCGAACAGACGGAAATTGTTGCAGATACCGACAATGCACAATATGAGTCCTTATCTAAGGTTGAAGCAGATAAGGAAACTGTTAACGGTAAATCGATTGTCACTACGCGATTAGCTTTAGAAGTCAACGTGAGCGATGCAGTTAAAGCAATGCTCAAAGATATTCCAGATATTGACTTTGACACTGTTTCCGTGGAAGAGCTTAAAGAATATGAAAAAGTTCTTTCGGAACAAGTCAACGCAGACAACCAGATGTTATCTGCAATGAACGAACTTGTTGAATCTCGTGCTAAACTGTACGCAAAAGTCAACACTGAAATTGAACGTCGCAAGCCTAAGACCGAGCTGGCTCACACGTTAGCATCTTTCCGCGATCAGATGGCACAAGTTGCACATGTGGTCAATCAGCCTCGTATGGTTGTTCGTAACGGTATCCGCACTCGCTAAGGTGACATATGGCATTTCGAACAGACAAAAAGTTCTTGTTTCATATGATGCAACGTAACAGACGTCGTCGAGATGCCACGTTGAACCCTGTAAGCGGTGTCCTGGGGTGGGTGACACCACCTCCGTCGACAGGTGTCGTAGATACTGATTACGTTATGACGTGGCAGAATGGCCAGACGCCTTACGTTGTACAGGTCTTTAAAGATAAAGAATTGGTTTCACAAGACCAGTTTGACTTGCAGACCTTTACAATCAACAAATCGTCCGCTGCAAGATATGATATTAAAATTATAAGCGCAGACGGTCAGATTCTTAATGCTACAATAGATATCGCCTGAGGTGCATATGGCTGTGACTATCATTGTTGAAGATGGGTCTTGTGTGCCTAACGCAAATAGCTATATTGATGTTGAATATGCTACGCAGTATTTAGAAGACCGTGGAATTAAAGTTCCTGCAGAGGATAAGTTGAAACCTATACTTATCAATGCGATGGATTTTATGGAGAGCCTTAACCGCTATAAGGGTAAGCGCACCAACCAAGATCAGGAGCTACAGTTCCCGCGCAGCGGCTTATACAGCGACGGTGTAGAGATTCCAGGTAACACCATACCTGTAGCAATTAAGCGGGCACAGGCCCAACTGGTCGCGGATACGGTGCAGAGCGGTAAGCCGTTATTAAGTAACAGTACCAACTATGCACTGAAAAAGCGTATTCTTGGTCCACTAACACTTGAATACGCAGTCGGTCAGAGTGCTATGTTAGAAAGTGCAACACCACATCCACGTTTCTGGGCTTTGATAAATGACTACCTGCGAAGCTCTGGCTCACAAGGAGTAATGCGATGACAATTGCTTCAGAGTTTATTGCGATGGCGCACGAGATGCTGAATGACCAAGAGATTGGTTTTGATGGAACACTCATTGTCAAAGTAAAAGAAGCGGGAAGTGAATCAAAGCCTTGGGCTCCGACTTTTAAGGAGCAGGAAGTACCACTACGCTTGTTCTATGATGAGCAGTCAAAGACTAACGTAAACGGTAGCATAATTCTTCAAGGTGAAAAGGTCTTCATCACCTATGAACCGGACGGTATTAATTTAGAAGATTGCATTGGTTTTAAATTTATTGACCACAAAGGTCGCTCATTTACGGTCAATGCGGTTGAGCCCATCGGTGCGGGTGGGACTACAATCATTAGTTACGTTAAGGTCTGTTCCTAATGGCTAAGAAGAGCTTCCGTGATCAATTTACCAGTGCTCAATTAAGAGCTATGCAAAAAGCCGCAGGTGAGGTAAAACAAAGACTTTATGGCTTCGTTAGTGCTGTTGTTGATGACACTCCTGTTAAGGACGGTGGATTACGCGGAAGTTGGCAGATACAGAAATCACCCGACCTTATTGAGGACAATCTACCGGAAGACCCGTCCGGAGCTGCTACGAAACAAAGATTGTTTACTAAAATAAGATATCTCCCAATCCATCAAGATTGGGATATTTATTTTGGTAACGGTAAACCTTATGCTCAAAAGATTGAATATGAGGGTTACAGTAAGCAGGCCCCGAACGGCATGTTGCGTAAGAACATCGCAAGAGGTGGACAAGCATTCAGTGGATTTAAACTTGGGAGCTTTGATAAATGATCCCGTATCCGTTTCAATGGGTCGAAGATACCCTGAAATCACATTTAGTGAACAACTATGCTGAAATGTCACACGCTATGGCGTGGAAGAACTTGACATTTGATGCCAGCGGCTTTAAAGTGTGGTTAAAGATCATCAATACCCCATCCAGTGAAGACCCTGTAACGTTAGGCCCTTATGGCGATAATGAAATGCGTGGGTTTTTACAGATTGGTGTATATTCACAATTGAATACTGGTATTGAAGAATCTAATGCTGTTCTTGGCCATGTGAGTAAAATCTTTAGTGTACCAAGACAGCTCCAGGCACCGGACGGCTGCATGTTAAGACTGACAAGAAAGACGTTTTCTCAAGGTGGACAAACGTCAATTGCAGACTTCACTCGCGGTGGTGTTGAAGGTGTTTGGGACGCTCAATATGTAACAATCTACTGGCTCGCACGTGAGCCTAAACAGAGGATATAACGATGGCTGAAGGTTCACGTTATAGTAGCTATTACATCAAAGAACAGACCTCCGGTGTCACTCCGTCTAGCGGAACTCTGAAGGTCTTTCGTGCTACTAAATCGGGTCTTGATATTAAAGTCGCTACTCTGCAATCTGAAGAAATTCGGGATGATGCGGAAGTGGCGGATTTCCGTCTTGGCGCTCGTCACGTAGAAGGTACAGCAACGGGTGAACTGTCTTATGAGACATTTGATGACCTGTTGGGTGGTGCATTACGTGGTACGTTTGCGGGTGAAGTGCTGACCGCAGGCATCGAGCGCCAATCCTTTACTTTTATCGACTATAACGCAGATATTACGGACTTCCCGTATACCATCTATCGCGGTTGTGAAGTTAACAGTCTTGCAATCACTGTAAGTGCTGAAGCTATCACCGGCGTAGAATTCGGTATTGTTGGTCGTACAATGGAGCAAGCTGCTACCCTGCCATCTGGTCTAAGTAAAGGTACTCGTACGACTACACCACCTATGGATGGCTTCTCTGGTAAGCTGGCTATGGGCGATGTGTCCGTTGATGTTATTACTGAGATGGCTATTAACCTTGAGAACGGCATCGAGCCCCGTTTCGTTGTTGGTTCCAAGTTCTCCATTAAGCCAAGCTCTAAACGTCGTCAGATTAGTGGTACACTGACCGCCTACTACGAAGATAACAAACTGCGTAGTAAATTCCTGAACGAACAGGAAAGTGACCTCACTATCGACATCCTGGACGGAACTACTGGTGCTGGCTATCGTTTCAGTATGCCTCGTATCAAGATTACGGAAGCTCCGCGTCCAATCGATGGTGAAGGCGATATCATGCTGAACATGAGTTATACTGGTCTGTTGGATCAGGACGAAGGTTACAGCATTCGCATTACTAAACTTCCTCCGATGTCTTTCACGACCGATCTTACCGCAAACAAGACTATCACTAAAGGACAAACTTTAACCCTTTCAGTTGTGGTCAAAGGTGGTGAAGAACCTTATACCTATGTATGGAAGAAAGGTGGTGTTGTTATTCCGGAAGCTAAACAAGCGACATACACTAAAGCTAACGCACAAGAGGCGGATGCCGGTCAGTATGTATGTGAAGTAACAGATTCACACGGTCGTACCATACCGAGCACACCTTGCCTTGTCGCTGTTAATGGTGAGTAATTGGAACGGGGTGTAAACCCCGTTTTATTAAGGAACGATTATGTCTTCAGAAAACAAACAAGTATCCACCGAAGTTGCAAAGAAAGCTGTTAGTGCATCTTTCCGCGACTTTAACCTGAAAAAGAAATTAGAAAATGCTCCGCTGCTGCATTACCCGCTTGTTTTTCCAGGACAGGGCGATACAGGTCATTGGTTGAAAATTCGTAACCGCCACAGCGAAGAATTCCGTCAAGCGGATTTAAAAGCACAACGTCAGATTAGTGCGCTTGTCGTTGCTAACGGATCTTTTGAAAAGATTGATAAAGACATGCTCGATGATATTAATATGCGAGCGTTCTGTAAGTTGGTTGCTTCGTGGAGCTTCGAAGAAGAATGCAACGAAGACAACCTCATGGAGTTCTTTAATAATAACCCGTTTGCATATGACGACATTAATCGTCTGGCAGCGCAAGATTCCCTTTTTTTCTAAGATCCCGCGAAAAGCTAATTGATCACTTACTGCTCGAATGGCAATTGCACAGTTGCCCAGCGGGCAGTAAGACTCCAACAATTAAACATCTCCAGCACGTTAAAAAAGTCACTGGTAAGACTCCCTCCTTACTAGCAAAGTACGAATCCAGCTCCGTACCGCACGAACTCAGATACATTTACAAGCTATTTCTTGACTTTTATAATGGTGATAAATTCAGTTACAGCGAATTTAACGCCTGGCAAGATTATATAGGTGTAGAACTTGATTTTAGAGAGCGTGAACTAATTCGGCAGATTTGTCTTGAACGGCAAGCATTTGATATTAGGCGTCAACAAGAACTTATGCAACACGCTCAGACCAATAATAAAGGAGGTAAATAATGGCTGATGCAGCTGACATCGTCATTAGAGTCCGTGCTGAAGGTATCCAGAATGCTGAAACAGCACTGCGACGCTTGCAAGCGGCAGGTGTAAGAGTTGAGACTGTCAGCTCGCGTATGGAGAATGGTTTTCAACGTGCGGCTACAAGTGCTGACGCATTCCATCATGCCATTAGTGCAATCTATACGGTAATGACTGTGACCACACTGACAACCTACGTCGGTGGGCTTGCTAAGTTATCGGATGCGTGGCTGGATGTTACAAACAAACTGGCTAACGCCAACTCTGCAAACGAGCAGATGGTTGATATCCAAGAGCGCGTATTTGGTATCGCTCAAAGGACTCGTACGAGCCTAGAAGCTACGTCAACTCTTTACGCTCGTATGGAACGTTCGCTGAACCAGTATGGCGTGACTGGTAAACAGGTCGCTCAGATCACTGAAACAATTAACAAAGCAATGATTGTTTCTGGTGCGACCACTGCGGAATCCACCGCTGCTATTATCCAGTTCTCACAGGGTCTGCAATCTGGTGTGTTACGTGGGGATGAATTCCGTTCTGTAATGGAACAGGCTCCTCGTCTTGGTAAGATGATTGCAGATGGTCTCGGTGTTGGTACTGCTGGTCTTCGCCAGATGGCTAACGCCGGACAATTGACCGCAGATGTTGTTATTAACTCCATTTCTAAAGCTGCATCCACTATTAACGATGAGTTTGCTCGTACGATACCAACGTTCTCGCAACGAATGGAGATCGCCAACAATAACTTAATTAAATTCGCGGGAACGTCAACCTCAGTACAAACTGTGGTCAATTCCATGGGTGCTGTGATCGAAACTGCTACAGACCACCTCACCTTGCTGTCTAATACGGCAATCGGTGTCGCTGCTATTATTGGCGGTCGAATGATCACTGCCCTGTCCGCACAAATTGCAGCATTCATTAAGCTCAATGCAATACAGGCAAGTAGCTCAGCTATAAACATTAAGACTATTGATGGTATCACACGATCCGCAGTAGCTCGTTATAACGAAGCACAAGCAACGTTAGCACAGGTTGCAGCCGAGCGCACCAAGATTCAGGCAGCATTACAAGCCAACCAGACGTATTATAAAGGTATAGCGACACTCAACGCATACATGCAGAATACGCGGCAGGTACGCGAAGCTACGGAAGCGGTTGCTATTGCCCAGACTACCATGCAGGCGCGTATGGCTGCCGCGACTGTAGCGTCCCGTGTGCTTACTGTTACCATGACCGGCTTGCGGACTGTAATGGGACTGATGGGTGGACCTGTAGGTGTGGTCACATTGGCTGCTGCCGCATGGTTCATGTGGAGTCAAAACAGTAAACAAGCCGTTCAAGATGCACAGAACCTTGCATCTTCTCAGGAAGACTTAAAGAACAAGTTAAAAGAAACAACTCTTGAACAGCAACGAGCTCTTAGTGTTCAGCTACAACGTGCCGCTATCACGTTGGACGAACAGATTGCTGCTGAAAACAGAGAGCTGGCTGAATTAAAGAACCGTCTTAGTACAGTAACCCGCTATCAAGCTGAAGCAACTGAAGGAACAAGCAAGTATAACCGACTCACTAAAGACCGTAAGGAGTTAGAAGGTGACGTTGCTATTAAGATTGGTGAAATATCCACTCTTGAGCAAAAAGCACAACAAATTAAATCTAACTTAACGACTGTACTGAACAATTTAACTGCTGCTGTAATGGGTCATACTGACGCACTCAAAGCAGAAAACGAGCAGTTGAGTATTAACATCAGTTCTGCTGCCGGTCGTTCGCAGGAATTAGTGAGTGCAATTCAGGCTCAAAATAATGAGTTAGATGTTGCTCAATTGAAGATGTCTGGACACGCACGACAAGCAAGTATCCTCAAAGATGCTCAGACAGCTCTCGGTAAGAAGTATAAAGAAAACGAAAAGTTCATTAAGAACTATATCAGCGGCCATGCTGACGCAACTGCTGTATTAACAGATGAGCAGCAAGGACTAGTTGAACTTCTCAATTTATCCGGAAAGAACTACGACGCTCAGAAGAAGATCCATGAACAGCAAGAAAAAGAGCGTCAGAATAAGAAAGACAGCAAAGCCGCCGCACGTTATGCTGAACAATGGGATAAGGCATATGAACGCGTGGAAGCGCGCGGTGCTACTGGTTTACAGCGTCTTAACTTACAGCAAGAAGCGGAAGTCCGTGCTATTCGTGATAAAGCTGAACGAGCTAAAGCATCTGAAGAAGAATTACAGAACGCATTACTTGCTATTCAGCGTAAATATGATTTGAAACGTGCAGAACTGGCGGAACAGTATAAGCCAGGTGTTGCAATGGTTCGCGCATACAAAGAAGCCCAGCAAGAAATAAACCAGTTGCTTGAAGCTGGTTTATTGACAGAGCAACAGGCGTATACAGCTAGATTAAATCTGCAGGCGGATTATTATACAAAACGTGCGCAGATGCAATCTGAGTTGAACCCCGCTGGACAAGCTGCCGATCAAGAAGCTGCTGAACTTGCAACACTTAAATCCCAGTATGAAACAGCAATTGAATTAGCTACTGGTAAAGAAGAGCAACTAACCGCTATCAAAGAGAACTACGAGCGCATACGACACGACATTCAGTTGAAGTACGCTCAGAAACAGATGCTCGCACAGAACCAGACGGCAATGGCTTACATTGAAAGTCTAAGCTCTATGGCTGGGTCAATGACCACAATTATGGCGGCTGCTGGTGATGATGCGAGTGGTGCTTACAGGGTTATGTTCGCACTGTCTAAATCGTTCAGTATTGCACAGTCGATGTTAAGTATCACCACCGCACTGTCGCAGGTGTTAGCTGATCCGACAGCACTGACACCGATGCAGAAAATGGCCAACTACGCAACCATTGCGGCCGCTGGTGCTAACATCATTTCGACATTATCCAGTGTCGCTCTTACTGGTATGGCTCACGACGGTATAGCGAACGTTCCAGAAGAGGGTACGTGGCTTCTGAATAAAGGTGAACGAGTTCTAAGTCCCCAACAGAACGCGGACTTTACTAACTTTATGAAGGGCCAATCAAATACTGGCAATAATTCGGGTGGGGGTGTTATCATTAACCAGAACTTTAACATCCAGGGTAATGGTGATGCAGCTTTGAAAAGCGCAGTTCAGCAAGCTGCGAGAGATGGCGCCCAGCAAGGTTATAACATGGTGCTCCAAGACTTTGCTAACCGTGGATCAATCAGAAAATTAGCGTTGGGGTAAAGATGGCGATATTAACCTGGCCTGAAGCCTTAAGACCTTCTACGATGGACTGGGATCTCGTATCTAACTCTGTAAAATTTACAAGCCCCTTCAACGGGGCTTCACAGGTTGTAGGATATCCAGGATCGCGTTGGAAGGCGAGTCTTAAATTCAATAACTTGGACGATTGGGAATCCCGAAAGTTAGAAGTCCTTATCGCTAAGTTGGATGGTATGGTTGGTATGATAAAGTTGCACGACTTCGGTAGATGGGGACGCCCGGCAATCGGGACACCTGTGGTCAAAGGTGCAAGTAATACCGGAACACAGATACAGTCAAGAGGTTGGCTCGCTAAACGTCTTGTTTTGCAAGAAGGTGATTATATTACTGTCAACAATGAACTCAAACTTGTTACCGAAGATGTATGGAGTGATGCGAGTGGTCTTGCTACGGTATACTTCGCACCAATGTTAAGAAATGTTCCACCTGACGGAGCTAAGATAGAGACTGAAAACCCGTTTGGGTTGTTTCGCTTATCCGATAACACAAATGGTGTATCCCGACAACCTGCATTCAATAACTCGTTCACATTAGAGTTTGAGGAGACTTTTTAAATGATATTTAGTCCGTTCAGTGACTCTTTATTGGACTCTATGGAACAACCTAGTGTCACGATGATAATTGCAGTCGCAATTTATTTTGATTCAGGAACAACAAGAGTCCACTCCGGTACTGGTGTATTATCTATTGATGGACAGACATTCGTTGGTGTTGGTAATCTTGGTGATGTAGGTGGTGTCACAGAAGAGAACACTACCAGTGCAAGTACAATGTCTCTTACATTAAGTGGACTTGATATGACACTTGTTGGGCAGACACTCAATGAAAACTGTGTAGGACGCGATGTGAAATGTTATATCGCTACTATGGATGAAAGAGGGCAGGTGACTAACGCCAACGTCCTTTTTGAAGGTTTTATTAGTGATACTGCAATGCAAGCGGGCACAACAAACGCTATCACATATACGGTGTCAAATATATTTGAAAAGTGGTCTTCCGGTATACCGGATCGTTACACGGATGAAAGTCAACAACGATTACATCCAGGAGATCGCTTCTTTAGATATGTTGCACAAATGGCGGAGCGTTCAATCTATTGGGGAAGTAAAAAAGATGCACCAGGATTCAGTTACGAGTAAGACTCCAGGTTGGCAGATGAGATTGCTGACCACAGTTAACTCCCTCAAAGAAGTACCTTTCCAATGGGGCCAAAACGATTGCTGCATCTTTGCGGCTAAGTGTATTGATGCTCAATATGGTACAAAGATTGCAGATGAAGTTGTCGGCCAATACGACTCAGAGATTAGCTGCAAACGTTTTATGCTAAAACGAGTCAAAGACACATCCCTTGCAATGGTTCTGGACTCATTCTTACCAGTTCGTGTAGACAGAAAGTTTGCTCAACGCGGTGACGTAGTGACATTTAACGGAGATCTTGGCTTAACTGCTGGGGTACTGTGGACTGGTTGCATTTGGGCAATGGGTCCGAATGGTGTTGTTACCTTTAAACTAACGGACGTCGAAATTACAGACGCGTGGAGGGTGTAAATGCCACCAGCAATAATCGGAGCCGTAGTTGCTATCGGTGCAGCCGCTGGGGCAGCGGCAGGTATTATCACAGCCACTACCGCGCTTGTGATTGGTATTGCCGCCAGTGCCGCTGGAGCTCTACTTACAAAGACTCAAAGCTTCAACTTTGATTCCTACACACCTCAGAGCGAGCGTAAACAGGTTATTCGTGCCGCTGCTGCATCCAGAACTGTAATTTACGGGACAACTGTGTCTAGTGGTGTTCTTGTATTTGCGGAAGAAGAACCAGGAGTACAGGAACCAGATAAACATGGTGAGAACCATGAAAAGCTGACGTTGGTTCTTGCATTGGCAGGCCACGAACTAACGGCTGTAGGACAAGTGTGGTTAGGTGATGACGCTATTGAAAGTTTTGGTGATAAAGCGTCATATGTAATACATAACAATCCTACTAAAGTCAGTCAGGATATGTTGAATCGTTGCCCATCATGGAAGAGTGACATGATTGGTAAAGGTATTTGCTGGATGCAATTGAACCTTGTTTTCGATTCTGAAAAATTTCCGTCCGGTCTACCTAACGTTAAATGCCTTAAGAAAGGTCGTAAAGTATTAGATCCTAGAACTGGTAAGATGGTATTTAGCAATAACGCAGCTCTAGTCATTCTGGATTACTTACGAGTGTACTTAAAGCGTTCTGATGATGCAATTCTTTGGGACCAGTTCAAAGAAGCAGCTAATATCTGCGATGAAAGTGTAAGGAACGCAGACAATACATTCGAACCTCGTTACACCATAAATGGTGAGTTTGATATTGACGAAGCTCCATCTAAGATTCTGGAGGATATGCTCGACGCTTGTGGCGGAGAGTTAACTTACATAGGGGGTAAGCACGGTATTCTTGTCGGTGCATATTATGGTCCACCTGAACTAACACTTGACACAAGCTGTATTGCTGGTGACATTAAAATTACACCTGAAACAGCTTTTAAAGAGCGCACCAATACAATCACAGGTACTTACATTGATCCTCTACAAAACTATCAGGAAGCAGACTTTCCTCCTGTAAGTGTTGCGGAATGGATACAACAAGATGGACAGGAAATTACACAAGACGTGGACTATCGTTTTGTGACAAGCCCATACCAGGCACAACGTCTGTCTAACTTGACATTGAAACGCAAACGCATTGGACGTTCTATTGAAATACCGTGCAACATGCGCGGGTATCGTTTCCGTCCAGGTATGTACGTTTACGTTGACATTCCTAATATTGGAATGAACAAGGTAGAGATGCGAGTCATTAAGTGGCAGTTTGACCCGAAAGGCGGTGTCACTGTAACTGTGCGTCAAGACTTCCCGGACTTGTGGGACGATGCGATTGGTAAACCTGTAGAGCGACCGGATTTAGTGGATTTGCCTACTGGTGGCGCTATGCAACCTCAGAACCTGCAATATGAAGTCCTACAGATTAGCGACGTGGTACAGGGTGTACTGTCGTGGCAAAATATAATGGCTGTAGCGTACAACAACGTAATAATTAAGAAAGATGGTGTTACCGTATTGACGGTGCAAGTACCGGGCCAGAGCACGCGAATTACGGGGCTTATTCGCGGCGCTTATACAGCACATGTGAAAGCTGTAGCGTATACTGGCGCAACAAGTCCAGAAGCGTATCTTGAATTCAATATTCAGGCACCTTCTGCTCCTACATCTGTTGAAGTAAAGCAAGGCTACTTCGCAGTAACATTGAAACCAAAATCTGCGGATTTAGCGAACGTTAGTACACAATATGATTTCTGGACGTCCGGTGAAACAAGATTGCCATCTACCGCTGTAGATGTGGTAGAGACACAGGCCACTCGTGCAGGTATGGGTACAACGTGGACTTCAGAAGGGTTGCTCAATGACCACACTTATTACTGGTACGTGCGAGCGATTAACGCCTTTGGTTCTTCTTCATTTGTAGAGGTGGCTGCAAGATGCTTTACTGACGCCGCTGGCCTTATTCCACAAATCGATACAGAGTTCAAAGGTACTAACACCTATAAAGAACTTATGGCTGAGATCGGAAACGTTAACGATGGTGTTAAGAGTTATGTGGACAACCAAATTGAGACGTCCGAGGGCCGCTTAACTCAGACGATTGACACAGTACAGCAATCCGTAGTCCTTGTTGACGGTAAAGTGCAGCAACAAGGCGTCACAATCAATGAACAGGGGCAGTTAATAGATGCTCAAGGTAAGTTGATCGAGACAAACGGCCAACAGATTGATGTGGTCAAAGCTACCGTACAGGAAGTCAGTAAGTCTGTTGTAGACCTTGAAGGTAACGTTAACGCTCAGTGGGGCGCTAAGATCCAGGTAGATAGTAAAGGTCAGAAATACGTTGCTGGTATTCAGTTAGGTATGGAAGGTTCAGGTGGAGCTATCCAATCCTACTTTATGGTGAACGCTAATAACTTTGCTATCTATAACCCAACTAACAGCACAGCGGATTTAGCATTTGCAGTTAAGAACGGTCAAGTGTTTATGAAGGCGACGTTCATTGAGAACGGTTCCATTGATAACGCTAAGATCGGTAACTACATTCAGTCTAACAACTATGTAGCCGGTTCCGCTGGTTGGAAGTTGAATAAAGCTGGGGACGCTGAATTCAATAATGTAACTGTGAGAGGTATAGTATACGCTAGTGGTGGTAGATTTACTGGTGAGATACAAGCAACAAGCGGTAAGTTCAAAGGGACTGTAGAAGCTACTAGTTTTATTGGTGATGTATGTAACATGGGTGTTGCTGACGATTTATATGGCGAAGGTGGCACGTACGATATGGCACGTACAATCACTTATAGGGACACGGCTAATACAACTAAGACCATCACAGTCATGGCTAACCTTTCTGGTGTTCCTAAATATCCGGGGATGTTACTAGGGGTGGAAATTACCGTGAATGGTGTTACTAAAAGCGCATCCGCAGGTACATCCGTTCGTGATACTGAAGGTGGTATGTTGTCCACGTCTGGTACAGTTATGGCCACTTTTAGAGGTATTACTGCGGCGACTGTAACTGCAAAAATCGTATTTAAGGAGGGTGCTACTAATAGATGGTTGAGAAGTCCAACAATGATTGTAACAAGGGGTTCTGGATCCTTTACTTACTCATAAAATAAGGGCCGAAAGGCCCTTATTTAATTATTTACAACCTTCTGACCAACCAACACGGTTCATAGCTGGTGAGCAGTCAGGTTTAACTTTTTTACCTTTCATCCACTCAGCTTTAGCTTTACCGGCTGTAGTACCTTCGTAGATGACAGTCTGGCGCTCAATGTTGCTTACTCCACCAGTATGCCCACCTAACGATGAACCACCAGCTCCACCATTACCTGGACCACCAGTACCACCGGAAGAGCCAGTCGCATAAGCAAACGTAGCAGTCATAGAAAGAATAATGGCGCAGATTAAAGTCTTCATTTCAAACTCCTTTATGTTTGTGTGTAACAACTATATAGGGATATAATTTAAGATGTAAACCCCGATCTTATATAAGGGCACAACTCATGGCAATTCGTTTACATGGTATTTTAGTTGATGGATTAAATAAACCAATCGTCAACGCAAACGTCTTCTTACTTGCACGAAGCAATACTATTGTAGTTCTAGGTGGAAGTAAAGCGGTATTTAAGACCGATTCACAAGGTGCTTACGACGTAACAGTGAACACCGGGCATTATGTGGTTATCATTGGACCAGAAGGTAAGGAACCATATAAAGCTGGTGACATTGTAGTCTATGCTGATAGCCAAGACGGTTCGCTTAACGCATATCTTACTAAATGGGCTCCAGAAGAAACCACACCTGAAATACTTCAGGAGATAAAGCAACTTGTGGCTAACTCTGAACAATTCGCATTGCAGGCTTCTGCATCTGCCGCTAATGCTAAGAAGAGTGAGCTTAACGCAGAGACAAGTAAAAACTCTGCTGCAACAGATGCGGCGTCAGCTCTGCTTTCGAAACAGGAATCTGCCGCCAGTGCGTCTTCCGCATTGCAATCCAAGAACGCAGCGGCTGGTTCCGCTACATCAGCACAACAGGCTCTTACTGCTGTACAGGGATTGAAAGCTGAAGTTGTACAATTAAAGACAGACACGCAGCATATTAAAGAAGATGGTGTTGCTGAAGTAACAGCCCTCAAAAACGCTGCAACTACTGCCGCTAACAATGCTAAAGCGTCAGAAACTGCATCTGCTAACAATGCAACTGTAGCTGACACTAAAGCTAAGGAAGCGTCTGCAAGTGCAACCACTGCCAATCAAGCGAAAGTAGCGGCTGAGGCTGCAAAAGACGCATCCGAAGCAAGTGCAGTTGAGTCAGCTACTTCTGCTGGCAAATCACAGACCGCAGCTAATGCAGCTAAAGCAAGCGAAACAGTTGCAACACAGAAAGCAGCTTCCGCCTCTACGTCTGAAACTAATGCGGCAGCATCCGCTCAGACTGCAATCGATAAAGCTGGTGAGTCTGCTGCTAGTGCTACCGCAGCTAAAGCGAGCGAAACCAACGCTAAGACTTCAGAGACTAATGCCGGTACGTCAGCTGGAAAATCTGAGTCTGCTGCCTTGCGCTCAGAAGCTGCTGCTGAACGTGCGGAAGAGATTGCTGATGCAATTGGTCTTGAAGACGCATCTTTAACTGTTAAAGGTATCGTTCGCCTTAGCAATGATACTAACAGCACAGCCGAGAACCTGGCAGCTACACCGAAAGCTGTTAAAACAGTCATGGACGTTGTTAATACTAAAGCTCCGTCAAGTAGTCCTGTTTTAACTGGTGTACCGACGGCACCAACTCCAGCACCTGAAGTTAATAACAATCAGATTGCTACAACTCAATTTGTACACCAAATTATAAGCGCACTGATTGGTGATGCACCAGACGCGTTAAACACTCTGAAAGAGTTATCTGATGCTCTTGGCGGTGATCCAAATTTTGCAACGACTATAACCACACTTATTAACGGTAAGTTGGCCAAAGACCAGAACGGTGCTGATATTCCCAATAAACAACTGTTCATTGATAACGTTGGTTTACGTGAGACTGTTAACTTAGCTCTTGGCGCATTACAGAAGAATCAGAACGGTGCGGATATACCAGATAAAGGTGTCTTCCTTAATAACATCAATGCTGCCAGCAAGACTGACATGGCTGCTAAACGAGGAATGAAGTATTCGCGTGTATACGCACCAGCAGGAGTTGAAGCTGGTAAGTTTTATCCTGTGGTTATTCGTCGTTCTTCTTCACTTACAAACGAATTAGCATCCAGGGTGACGATAACTACAGATACAAGACCGGGAAACCATAGGTTGAACAACTGCGAGTTCAATGGTTTCGTTATGCCTGGTGGTTGGTCTGACAGGGGACGTTATGCTTATGGAATGTTTCACGCATATACTGCAAATGAACGTGCTATTCATTCCATTCTGATGAGTAATAAAAATGATGATCAGTGCTCTGTGTTCTATGTCGAAGGTGAAGCGTTCCCTATCTCTGTATATGTAGAAGAAGGTTTATCCGTTGTTGTACCATCCGCCGACTATGTCGTCGGACGAACGACTTACAAATGGGGTGCTACAGACCCTAGAACAGAATGCGTGGCCGCTGATACTATACTTGATTTCTCCAACGGTGAAGGATTCTATAGTTCTCACGCACTCCTCACAAATGCAGATATTAGTGGTGCCAAAATCTATGCCAACGGTGAAATCGTAGCTCGCGGTGAGAATCAAATCCGCATGATTGGTGGGGACTACGGTGTATTATGGCGTAATGACGGTGTCAAGACACATCTCTTATTTACCGCTAAAGGTGATCAATACGGTGGTTTCAACAATTTAAGACCATTTATGATTGATAACGCTACTGGTGAGCTTACCATTGGTACTACGCTCAATGCTGGTCGAGGTGTGAATGGTAACGCATCCAGTGCTACGAAGTTACAAACGCCTCGTTATTTTAACGATAAACCATTTGATGGAACTGGTAACGTTGAGATAACTAGACTCGGATCTAAAGGTCGTGTGACAGCACTGGAAGGTACAAACCAAGGTTCCGGTGTCGGTATTGAAATGTATGAGGTATACAATAATGGATATCCAATAGCATACGGTAACGCTATACATCTCAAAGGTGCCGAAGCCGCAGGTGAAGGTGAAATTCTTGTTAGTTGGAGTGGTACTAGCGGAGAACATGCACCTGTTTATGTTCGTTCACGCAGAGATACGGTTTCATCTCCGTGGTCCGAGTGGGCGCAATTTTATACTACCGCACATAAACCAACGCCACTTGATATTTCTGCAGCAAAAGCGAATGCACCTATCGCCAATGGTACTAGTGTACCAATGACAACCGCGGAGTTTATTGAATATCTTAAAACTGTTGGGGCATTCTCAGCTTACGCTTGGAGTGCAAGATGTAGGTGGTTTTACGCTGGAAATAACTATATTCCTGATAATGAAACTGGTTGCGGTATAATCCCTTTAGCCGGTTCTGTAATCGAAGTGTTCAATGAGAGTGAAGACAAATATACTATACGAGTAACAACCCCTACAACAAGTATGATACCTAATGCTGCTACAAGGTCGGAGTTTATATATGTCAACAATGGGCCTGAATACTATCCTGAGTGGAGACGCTCTTATAACACAAAAAACCCACCTCCTGTAGCTGAAAGTTTACCTGTAGGTGTTCCATTACCGTGGCCTACAGATACACCACCGTCAGGCTATATTGTGATGCAGGGTCAACCCTTCGATAAAGCTGCGTATCCTCAATTGGCTGCTGCATACCCGTCGGGCGTACTGCCAGACATGCGTGGTCAAACTATCAAAGGTAAGCCTGCAATCGGTCGTGACGTACTTTCTACAGAAGCGGATGGTGTGAAATCGCATACCCACAGCGCCAGCGCATCCAGTACGGATTTGGGGACGAAAACCACATCGTCGTTTGATTACGGCACTAAATCCACGAATAACACCGGGGCGCATACCCATAGTTTAAGTGGCAGCACGAATGCAGCTGGTAATCACAGCCATAGAGATGGCCGTCGATTTAACCCCAGTGTTTTTAAAGATACTTATCAATATGGTTATACAAGCTCAGGTCAAAATACCTGGGGTGTACAAGGCTCAGTAGGTATGTCTACGGGGTGGTTAGCGAATACCAGTACAGATGGTAATCATAGCCATTCACTGTCCGGCACAGCAGCATCTGCAGGTGCACACGCGCATACTGTCGGTATTGGTGCTCATACGCACTCCGTTGCGATTGGTTCACATGGACACACCATCACCGTTAACGCTGCTGGTAACGCGGAAAACACCGTCAAAAACATCGCATTTAACTATATTGTGAGGCTTGCATAATGGCATTCAGAATGAGTGAACAACCACGGACCATAAAAATTTATAATCTGCTGGCCGGAACTAATGAATTTATTGGTGAAGGTGACGCATATATTCCGCCTCATACAGGTCTGCCAGCAAACAGTACCGATATTGCACCGCCAGATATTCCGGCAGGCTTCGTGGCTGTTTTCAACAGTGATGAGGCATCGTGGCATCTCGTTGAAGATCATCGGGGTAAAACGGTTTATGACGTGGCTTCCGGCGACGCGTTATTTATTTCTGAACTCGGTCCGTTACCGGAAAATGTTACCTGGTTATCGCCGGAAGGAGAGTTTCAGAAGTGGAACGGCACAGCCTGGGTGAAGGATACGGAAGCAGAAAAACTGTTCCGGATCCGGGAGGCGGAAGAAACAAAAAACAGCCTGATGCAGGTAGCCAGTGAGCATATTGCGCCGCTTCAGGATGCTGCAGATCTGGAAATTGCAACGGAGGAAGAAATCTCGTTGCTGGAAGCATGGAAAAAGTATCGGGTATTGCTGAACCGTGTTGATAGGTCAACTGCACAGGATATTGAATGGCCAGCACTGCCGTAGGGTAAAACATATAAATTCTATAATTAGATGTATCTTTCCATTTACGGCAAGGAAGGTGGCTTGGAAGACGTAAAGCATCTCACACCGAGATTATTTTTTATATGTCAGGTGTCTGAAGTTTTGCTTTGGCTCTTAAAATGGTTTGCCGCGAGGTTTTGAATTCCCGGGCAATGGCACTTATACTTACACCTGACTTAATTCGTTCGAATACCACCTGTTTCTGTTCTTCATTTAACACAGGTGGTCGACCAAAACGTTTCCCTGCGCCCCGGGCTCTTACTATCCCGGAATGAGTGCGTTCAAGTAAAAGGTCTCGTTCAAATTCAGCGACTGCTGAAATTACTTGCATCATCATTTTTCCTGTTGGACTGGTCAGGTCAATGCCCCCCAATGCTAAGCAATGCACTCTGATACCTGTTTCGGTCAGTTGTTCCACTGTTTTCCTGATATCCATTGCATTACAACCAAGGCGATCCAGTTTTGTCACAATCAATTGATCACCACATTTCAGGCGAGCAAGCAACCGGTTAAAACCAGGACGCTCACTGGTTGCTGCTGAGCCGCTAATGTGTTCTTCGATTATTTGCTGAGGTTTGATTTTAAAACCTGCACTTTCGATTTCCCGGCGTTGATTTTCGGTGGTCTGATCCAGCGTTGATATCCGACAGTAAGCAAAAATTCGAGACATAGTGAGACTCTATACGAAATTGGTGTTCATATCATAATGCATCTCAGAAAATAATTTTGATTATTTTTGTGCATATTTGTATGTACACGTTCGAAAATAAACGAATGCGTATGCAACCCCGTAATTTTGGTGAGACCCAAAATCGATTTTGTGAAAAATGGCTTTAACTCGGTTTGTTTTTCGAGTTCCGGGCGGACTCAAGGAAGAAGAATAGTGTTGCGTGTTATTTTAACCAGATTTCAAGTTGTTTGGTCGTGGAAAAGTGGAGCAAAATGTTGTTAAAGTGGAAAAATGATAAAAAAGTAAGTTTATTATATTACATTTTACCATTTAAATTTTGGTTGTCTTTAAGAACTGATATCGCTGTTTGTAATAATTCTTTGTTATCCAGCCATGATTTTTTCTTTATGTTTCCTTCAATGTAATCAAGCAATGTTCTGGTATTGATAGGTCTTCCCTGTTTTGCTACTTCCACTACAGCATCCCCTAGGATAATTCTTACTTCAGGAAGCTGCGCAGGGAACCACTTTAGGGTGTCTTTTGATTTCATGAAGATATTCCTTAAAATATTATTGATTTTCATTGCGATATTGTATGTCTGATTCAGGATATGTTGACTTATACATCGGTTTTGTCTGGGTTATTGGATATGCCAATCCCTAATTTTATTAGGGCATGACTAAAAATGCTGAATATGATAAGGAGAGATGTGATTATCAGTATGCTGTTCATATAGCCTCGAATTAGTAATGTGTTATATATGATATAGTTGACAATTTTTATCTTGGGTGTTCTTAAAGTTCGTAGATAAACATTGTCGTTTCAGGTATACAGGAATGCTAACAGGTGGCAGCAAAAATCAGGCGGTTTATGGCGCAAGCTGAAGCGGCAACTGCAAACTATCTTATGCAGAGACTCTACACGGATTGGGTTTAAAAGTATACATAGATAACAGTTTTTATCTGAAAAAGAAAAATATCAAGGTGATATAGCCTATATGCCTTTGATGCGGAGGAATGAATGTGATGGGAGTGATGTATCTGAATAGTTGAAAAACCGCAGACACGCCTTATGCAAGAACGTGCTGCGGTTGGCTGGTAAATTTTTCGATAGTGTGAGTATTGAATGATTTCCAGCCGTTCTTGATTTTACGCATAAATCCATGAAAAAACTACTTATCTGTTGGGGAGTTTTTTTTGGGGCATATATGGGACAGAAATAGGCCCCAGATAGACACTGAGATCGAACTTAGGATGCTTTTTAAAAAATGCAACTATCTGAAAAAACCTAGAAAACGCCAAGGAAACCACAGGATGGGAAAAAACACCTGTGAATT